CACTATGTGTATTGTTTATAGAGATTCAAAAACCATGGGCTGTTCATTGCCCTGCTAATCGTACGAATTTCTTTAATTATACGTACACTCTTTATCAATTATGTGTTTTGTTAGATCAAACACAATATTTGCCTTATATTCCTATGATGAAGGATCGTGAGAAACAATTAGAACAGGATATGATATGGAAAAAAGTATGTAATGATTTAGATTGGGAGTTTTTTGCTAGCGTTTGATTCTCTAGCGTTTGATTCTCTAGTGTTTACAATGCAAAATTTTGTAAAAAATTGAAAACTTTTGTTGTTTTGTGTTAACCAAAATAACAAATCAAAATCATGGATTCTTTGGAAGAACGTGTGGAAGAACATCTGGAAGAACGTGTGGAAGAACGTTCAAAGATTCTAATGGAAAAAATGATGAGAATGTATACACCACCACAGGATCTTTTCCGTAAAAATATCAATTTGTATTCCGCTTTTGATCTCGACGGAATTCCTACTCACGACGCATCTGGCAATGAACTTAGTAAAAGTTCTCTAAAGAAACTACGAAAGGACTGGGAAAAACAGGCAAAATTGTACAATAGTCGCGATTTGACTTGACTCAGCTGGGCGAATATAAATGTAATTATTCAGTGTCTGTTTGTTTCTCCTTACGCTTCAAATATGCACGATGACGGTACTCCTTTAATTTCTCAGGATTCTCATCTTTCAATCGATTCAAATAATTTTTGGCGTTCTCTTTAACACGCTCTTTATTCTTTTCATAGTATTTTTTATGACGCTCATTGTTTGTGTATTTTTCGAGCTGTTTTTTTAACGTCTCGATCGTTGATAAAAGTTTTTCATTTTGTTGCTGTAATAACGAAATCTGGGCGTCCATTTTATATTTTGTATATACATTTTTTTTTCTAAATGATTTTACGTCAAAATTGTTTTTTCTTGTGAGATTTTCTTTTGTTTGATTTTTTGAAGGACCTTCTTGTTCTCTTTCCACCACGTTTGGAATTTTTCCAATTATTTGTTAAATCTCTAATTCTGTTATGAATTGCATTGCATTTCATTTTTAATAATCGATCATTGTTGCATGCATCAGTTATGTATTTCAATTCCATATCATTTAATATTATATCAAGATCTTCTTTATCGACATGTTTGGTTCCTAATCCAATGGACTGAACATGTCTCCATGCGTTATCTATATAATCTTCTGGTGTCATTTGTTCTCCGTCATCATCGGTTAACGTAGACATTGATCTTGAACGCTTTTCTTGTTTTATCGATTTTCCTTCGGTTTCTCTTACTTCAGGATGTAATAACTTATGAATATCCCCCTGAACAATTTTACGCTGTTTGGCTAATTCAACATCTTTGTTGCACGCATCGTTTATTTCTTTTAGATTCAGGCTGTTTGACATTTTTCGTAATCTTGTTTTATCGACATGGTCACCACCTTCTCCCATTGATCTCACATAACGATATACTCCATAGATATAATCATAAGGATTATCTATTCCTTTTGGTGGGTTTTCATATCCAGCTGATGGTTCTGTTAATGGTGAAATTGATTTAGACGGGGATCTTTTTCTTTTTAAACTTGACATATATAAAATATTATTATTTTTTTTTATGAGACTTTCTTTTTACTTTTTTGGTGTTTGATTTTTTAGACGAACGTCTTCTCTTTGATTTTCTTTTTCCACCTCGACTGACTTCATCAACTAAATTGTATACCATGCGTTGTTTGTCAATATCATCCAATGGATATCTCGCGTCTTCTAATATATCAGGTCCATTCCACATACTATACTCTTTACTAGGAGATGGTCCATTAGATTGGTGCGATTCTAAATTTCTAGGAGACATTGTTGGTGTATACATTGGACTCTGTGAATATGTAGATCTATTCATACTTTCTAACAGAATCATAAATTTTGTACCTACCATACGATGTTCTGTATGTGGTTGATCTGTTCGCCGAATTTTTAATCCGTTCCATACTGGTTGAAAAAATTCATGTATTATACTTGAATCAAAATGAAAAATATATTCATCTATCTTAATGCCTTTAGTTATTGAATTAACAATCCGTCTTATTATACCTTCTTGTAAATATCTAGCTGCGCCTAAAGATCGTTTTAAAATTTGTAAAGAATCATTATCTGGTTCATTTCGATTTTGGTAAGCTTCTAATAAAACATGTTGTGGTATAGGGTTACCTTCATTAATAGTAAATCCTGATAACTCTCCTTTTAAATAAATTGGTTTTATGGCTAAAGTGTAGTCAACTATTCCAGACTCAATGTATAAGGCCCTTCCGTAAATAAGTCCGTTAATATTATGATACGGATTTAAAATATTTTTTGTTTGAACGTAATAAGCTGGTTCCATAGTTAAACTATATATAATAGAATTATTTTCTAAACACTTAATATGCATTTTATCCACCACAGATAAAATTCATCGACCTAAAAATATATTAATATTTATTTTTATTAATCTGCGTTTAAGCAGCTAAACGGAGTCCGCCTGCTAAATTTACACCGAGCGCACCTCCCAAACCACTTCTAGAGGCAGATCCAGCAGCAGGGATAAACACGTCAAGAATACTGAAAACAGCGGCAGCGGTTAATGCAATAATAACAATTTCTTCTACATTAAGAGACTTCTTGGGTATAAGCATAGCACATATACCAACAGCGAGACCCTCAATTAAATACTTGATGGCGCGCTTTACAAGTTCAGGGAAATCAAACGACATGACGTTATATAATATAGATCAACAAAAAAAATCATTATAATTTCTCCTAAATATAAATTATAAATTATAAATTATAAATTATGAAACAAAATCACTTAAACAATCCTAGCCATAGTATACATTAAAACATGTCGAATTTCGAAAGAAAAACATTGCCCACTGGTGAAAATAATCCTAAATATGTGGATCTGTGCGATGAAGATCCTCAAATTGCTGGCCAAAAATTTGTTTGTATGTCCTTTGTGTCTCCTGAAAAAATATTAAAGAAGCGCGAGGTGTATTTATTTGATCAATTTATTAAACAATGGGAATTCTCTAAATCTATGGAGCGTTATTTTGAATTTATTCATTTTATTTCCTATAAATATAATTTGAACGTTGAAACCCTTATTGGCGATTTTAATGACTTTGTTAAAGAAGAGAGTGATAAGTTGAAGAAGAGTGGTATCGACGATGATTATAAGAATTTTATGGATAAGCAAGAAGAGAAATTAACAGAACAATTTGGTCGTGAGCATGCCTTCCAAACATCGGTTCGTGGTCTAAAGGTCCGTGGTGTGTTTTCTACACAAGAAGAAGCCGAAACAAAGTGTAAAAAGTTGAGAGAACATGATCCTAATCATGATATTTTGGTTGGTCCTGTTGGTGTATGGATGCCATGGGATCCCGATGCTTACAAAACTGGACGCGTAGAATTCTTAGAAGAAGAATTAAATGCACTTCATAAAGAGAAGATAAAGAATGAGGAATTAGCGAAGCAACAATTTGAGGAGCGTATCCGTGAAACCAAAAAGAAGGCAATTATGGAGAACATTGAGAAGGCGAAGAAGAGTGGAAATGTTCTTACGCAAACATTAGACGAAAACGGAAATTTAGTTGGTGTAAAGGAAACTGTAGATTTTGAAAGCCGTGAAGTAGAGAGTGTAGAATCTACGCAATTACGTAACGAATTGTTGGTGAAAAATGCAAACGCCACTAATGATGAATAAATACATAATGTATTATAAAATATATTTAAAAAGATATAAATATTTTTCGAGTTATATCTTTAATTCCCATGACCCCAGTATTTTATCAGCTGATTCATAAAATATCGAGTACTTCAAACGAGCTTTATAATTTTCAAACAAATAGGAATATGAGCGAAATGTATTCAAAAATGGAATATTCAAATATAGCATGGACTGTTGAATATAAACAGATCCCCCATGTGGATATGTTAGTAAAATTACTATTAGACACATTAGTAATGACACCATTAAAGGAAAACAAAAAGACGAAGTTCGATTATTTAAAAACATGTCTTGACAATAAGTTTATGAATGAATTTCAAAGAATTAATTTTTTAAAGGCGTTCTGTCATGCGCAGCGACATAATTTCGCATTAAATCGATTCGCTTATCGATATAAATTGAGAAAAGCACCATTATCAGTTAATGTGGATTTGTTTATGAATCCACTTCGCGAATCGCAGCACAATGTCATTACAATTTTGCAAAATGGTCAGCGATATTTTTTTACTGCAAATGATCTAAAAACCATTATAGAAACAGCGGTTTGTAATACATGTTATTATTACGCAGAACCATTGCCTGTGAAAAACCCATATAATAATATGGCGTTTGACAAGGGAATTTTGTATAATATTTATTTTTTTATGAAACGTGGCGATTTCGTAATGAGTGATGTTTTTCATAAGTATTTTTTGGCGAATTTTAATTTGAAAGCATTTCGTGAAACAAATGAAGTACTTATTCGAAACCACTATTTGGAAAATTCGGTGAAAAACGGTGATATGGACATGTTATATAATAATGCAATTATTATGTTGGCCGAAAATCGTAATACCCGCGGAATACACATAGATAGGAGATTTCCAAGGAAAGCATTGGTTAACGTTATGCGACCATATTTGTTATTGTATATGAAAAAAATATACAGTTTGGATATATTTCAAAAGATTCAGTGCGATTACGAATTAAAGCAGCGATTAAAGGAATTTGCGGAATTTAATCCTGCATTTGGCCGCAGGGTGTTTAAAACGTTAGATTCTGGTATTCGAGTGCAAACGTTTAATGAAGACCATGTTAAATTTAAAAACTCGAATTCATTAGATGATTTTTATATAAATCATACTGAAGTAGTTGAGGATAAAACTTATGATGTGGATGTCTATGAAGATGATAATGATAATGATGACAATTAGAATAGAGATTAGAGATTGATGTGGTTTATGGATTGGTGTGTTTTATGTAGAAATGAAATTGATCGGGATGAAATTGGTCGGGATGAAATAAAAAAAATAATTTATGTAAAAATATTATGTTATTTTAATAATATTTTTTGGGTTTTGTTATCATTATGCAGTGACATAATAATAATCATTGAAAATCGTCTTGGCTTTTATAGAACGACTCATTTTTGCGGCGCTTATGTTTTCAGCAATAGCTGCTTTCGCAATGGTTTCCCACGTTTGCAATAAAAGATCATCTTTTAATGTGCGTTTTTCCACCTTTTTGCCCGTTGATGAAGTTGCTTTGTGTTTACATTCGTCACTTTTTAACAATAAACCATAATAACCTTCGTTTGAACCTGAATCCGCCCACACAGTTGCTTTTAGTGCATATTCACAGTTATTTAAATATTCTTTCAAATCCTTCATATCATTGTCCGTTGGCTCTTTATTTACACTTTTCTTCCAACGTTGATACTCTGTTAATAGTGTGGAATTTAGTATTTTCCCACTAGGTGAGAATTTACATACTTGGAACAAAAACGTTTCTGGATCGTGGTTTGCGTGCTTTTTTTTATATTCAATGTCCTTTAATTTTACGCCAACATATCCATGCACCAATTGATCCTTTGTTTGATTTGAAAGTCTGGATGGTTTAAATCTTGTATCCAAATAGGTTTTAAGAGCATGAAATGTCTCCTTCTTAGGCTTTGTTTTACACCATATACGAAATTGACCTTCCATGTTTGTAGAGGCTTCTTCCACATCGGCACGGACTATGCACATTGCGTTAATGAATTCCGCGAATTTTTGTGTGTTTTCGTCTTCTGTCAATAATGTATTTTGATAGACCGATTGATTTTCTTCGACTGCTGCTGAAATAGAGACTTTTTGTCGATCATTTATTTCACGTAGCTCTTGTATTTCTAGTGCTTGTGTATTTTTTATGATATTAAGCTGTTTTATTTGTTCTAGCAAATCTCTCTTTTCGGCTTCCAGAACGTCGTTTTGCTTCAATAAATTATTGAAATTATCGATACTGTACGTTTTGGAATGGATAATATCCTTAATATTTTTAGTGAGCTTTTCAATGGTGAAATTTGCACTGTCGTATGCGATGATTTCCGTCTTTGTCTTTCCCTTTACTTCGATCGTGCGAATATGGCGTTTGATATTGGTATGTGCCTTGATAAGGTTCTCAATTTCAACCTTGTTTTGTACCCTGAATGCAGCGACCAAGATGAAATTGTCGTACTTTTTGCGGTGATCTTGGATTCTCGTTGCCAAATCGTTAGTGTGCCCGAACTTGATGAGATTCTCTTTGGCTTCGTTCGTGTTGTCTATAGTGCCGAAATAAATACATTCTGTGTTGAGGGGGAATTGATCGATAGTGGCTTGTTCGACGGCGCGCTGTTTTTCTTTTTTTGTTTTTATTATTTCTTTTTCGGTTGTTTCTTTAATATGTGTGATAATATTTTCTTTTTGTTCTAATTGGAGTCTCAATTCGTCGGTTTCTTCTTCCACGATTTGGTGTAACATTTCTTCCATTTTAAGGTAATAATCATGTATTTCTGCGGCCTTTTTTGTTTGAGCCTTTAAACATAGCGATTTGAAACATTTAATAGTCAACAATACTATTTGTCGATTGTGACCGCCATGCTTTGCGTCTTGATTTTCAACAACATTTTTCATATTATTTTGTTCTGTGACCGTAAGAGTCGTATTTTTAAAATCTACATCATGTTGAAAATTCCTTTCTAATACAACTTTTGCGTGATATTTTTGTTGGAATCCCAACCATTTCCATACATTATCCAAATCAACTACAAAATCTATATTTTTATCATAATTCAAATAGCAGTAAAAACTACTTACAAATAATTGTTGCTCGAATCCAGTAAACGTTTCTTGGATTTTATTCAATAACTTATTGTTGTACACACTAGAAAGCTTTGAGATTGGGTTTTTCTCAATAAGATCTACGATATTCAAATCGGTCATTTTATTATAATTAAATTAAGTGTTTATTCTTTAAGTTCCTTTTTTACTTTTATTAATAAAAAGCATGAATATAGAAAGCAAGATATATTATTAAAATCTTGCTCCCGCAAGCTCGGGAGCAAGATTTTAAACCATAATGCAGCGAAAACTTTTTTTTATATTTTAATTTTGTAATTTATAATCCACTTCCTAATATAAAAGCGCCTCGAGCCAAATTGTGAAGCACTTTTTGTTACCATTTATTTTTCTTTACATTGATAGCAGGACCCGTGCGCTTTTTAGATTTACTTGGATCATACGCTTCATCTTCATCATCCGATCCCATATTTTTCGATATTTCCCAGAATTCTTTTGATCCCAACTTGAAATCAGGGTGGTTTTCTGCCTTGTACCAGAATATTTGATCGTTCAGTTTATTTGACTTTGCGTTGTTATTTATTACCAAACACTCATAATTCTCAGTTGTTTGGTCCATGACTGCACAAAAGGACTCTAATGTTGGAAACATACTTGCATAATTTTCCCAGATACGTTTTCGATTTGTCAGGTAAGGTTCTCGCAAAATAAAAACATAATCTATGTTGGTTCTCAGGTTGGGCGGAATGCCTAACGGATATTGCATTGTGATGATTAACATGACCTTCCAATGGCGCCCATTCATAAACAACAAACGCATCATCTTATCACGGGTCCATGTTTGGTCATACAAGCAATCATCTAAAATAACAAAAGTTCTTGGATCAATGGTTGTTCTTTTGTAAGTTTCTATCTCTTTGTTTACCTGTTTCAAGACAGTTTTTTGACGACGTAAAATGTTCTCGATTAACACAGTATTATACTCTTCATGAATAAACAATTTAGGAACGTGTTGAGCATAAAAGCCATTACCAGCTTCTGTTCCTGAAATAACAGTACCAATTGGAATATCTTGATGATAAAACAATAAATCGCGAACCAAATAAGATTTACCCGTGTCACGGCGACCAATCATAACAATAACAGGACCCTTGTTCTCATCTGGCTTAAATGTGATCTCGCGCATACTGAATTTCTTCAATTCTAATGTCATTTGATATATCAATATAAAGATATTAGATTTGTATTAAGAATACGTATTCAATTCGGCAAAAAGGAGAAATTTTAAATATATAAACCACTTATAGTCTTTCATAAATAGAATGGCACAACCCCCTAAATTCAGCATCCATTATAAAAAAACTAAAACAATCGACTTGGAATCTTTAGAGAAAACCTATTTACCCGACCAAGAAGATACCGAACATAATTACAACCCTTACCGTATTAAGAATCTACAAAAATACAACCCTATTTACTCTCAGTTTTTCGAATTAAATGAAAACAATTTTAACAGCATTACTTTGAATCATACATATTTATTAAAAACCCTAGATTTGGTACTTGATATTGAAACCAAAGAACCCGTATCGAAACCTACTTTTATAAAATATTCACCACTTTTAGATCCTCTTCGATACATGACTGGAAAGTATAAAACAGAAATCGAGAACATTAATGCATTGCCTCAAGTAATTACAGACACAGCCAATGACTCACAAAAAGTTCATCCTAAGATTTTGGATTATAACAATTCTGCATATACAGATAATTTTTTCTGTTATTTAGCAAATCAGTGCCTTACCACTCACGGATTTGTCCATGGACTTGAATATTATGGATCATATTTGGGTGTACAAGAAAAACATAAAATGAATGTCACTGACGATTTGGATTACTTGACTGGGTCTTCTTTTTTTGATAAGAATTTAAATAGGCTTTACACATTATCTGTCTCACAAGAGAATGAATTTACAAATTTTGGTTCTCGAAATAACAAAATGAAACTTCGCATTTCTAATTCAAATGATCATAACATTACTGCTATCTCAATTGACGACTTAAATAAAACAGACGTTATTGAAATCAATTCTGCGGCCAATCATGAATTAGTTTATGAAAAACCTGAAAATGAAAAAGACGTTGAAAGTAATAGTGATAGTGATAGTGAAAGTGAAAGTGATGATGGATCTATTGATAGCGCCTCTAGTGAAAGTCATAGTGATAATCATAGCGAATCGAGTGAAAGTGATAATGATAGTGGATCGAGCGAATGTAGCGATAACGTTAGTAAAAGCGAAAGTGATTGGGAAACTGAAAGTGAATACGAAGACGATGAAATTAATAAATATGCTTATATAAATAATTTCCCTGTGCAATTAATTTGTCTTGAAAAATGCGACGGCACATTGGATGAACTCTTCGAAAAAGGTAAAATAGGAGAAAAAGAGGCATCTGCAGCATTATTCCAAGTCATCATGACATTATTGGCCTACCAAAAGATGTTCCATTTTACCCATAATGACCTTCATACAAATAATATCATGTTTAAAAAAACAGATATTGAGAACCTATATTATAAATATAAAAATGTTGTATATAAGGTTCCCACGTATGGAAAAATATATAAAATTATCGATTTCGGTCGCGCTATATATAGATTTAACGGAAAAGTTTTCTGTAGCGATAGTTTTGGCCCAGGGGGCGACGCATCGACCCAATACAATTGCGAACCATTCATGAATGACCAAAAACCACGAATCGATCCTAATTATAGTTTTGATTTATGTCGGTTAGGTTGTTCTTTGTATGATTTTGTTATAGATGACGATGAGAACCCTGACAATTTTAATGAATTACAGAAAACAGTTTTTAGATGGTGCACTGATGATACAAATCGTAATATTTTATATAAGAAAAATGGCGATGAAAGATATCCAGGATTTAAATTATATAAAATGATTGCTAGAACTGTACACAATCATACACCAGAGACCCAGCTCGAGTTCAAGTATTTTAACAGATTTGTAATAGACAAAAAACAAGAAATAGAGAACCTAGTAGATTTAGATACCCTTCCAAATTATGTTTTCTAGTTATTATATAGATGAAAGTATTTGAAAAAATAATAACGAGAAAAAACACAACAAAGAGGAATAAAAAAATAAAACGTAGAACCATTCGACGTGGTGGTATGGTTGAAGAAAGCGCACTATCGTTAGAGTTTACACCACCTAAGTTAGCTCCACATTATGAAAACGTTGTTTATGGTGAAAAATATAGTTTTTTACCTGATCGACATAAAAGTAAAGTTGCGGAAGGTGGATTTGGATCTGTTCATAAAACAATTTCACCACAAGGCACTCATTATGCTACTAAAATAATAAGAGTGGGAAAAGAATTAACCAACTATATGAAAAAAAAAGAGCGAGAATATGAATTAAAATTACATAAAGATCCTTACGAATTGTATGATGAATTATTAAAAATTAGAGAGGAACGATTGGCTTATAAAATAGCATCTATAGAAAATGAGGTTAGTATTTTACAAAAACTCAGTTCCTTTTGCGGCCAATATGTATTATGCTTTGTTGGACTGTTTAAAAAGGAAGACCCTTTAGAATATTATTTGATAACAGAGGGACTTTTTAATTATGTAACGTTATTCAATTATATACTCGAAAACGTTGAATATATAGAAAGTATTCAAAGTATTCGTGATTTTATGGATGAACCACGGCGAAAAAAACTTGAATTATCAATTGCTGGTTCTCAATTATTTAATCAAGATAAAGATAAACATACTCCAGCGTTGCTATCTATGCATTTTATAGAATTAGTAAGTAATTTATGCAATGGCCTACATTTATTACACGATTTGGGTATAGCCCATCGTGATATTAAACCTGAAAATATTATGATTTTTCCTGAAACGCGTCAAATAAAATATATTGATTTTGGTATTTCTTGTGATTCTTCTTCCACATTTGATGTTTTTTGTAAACGAAAGTTAGTTGGCACTTTGAATACCATTGATCCATATTTGAATAAAATATCCAATGACAGTATGAATCATGACATGGCGATTAATGCTGATTTATGGAGTCTAGGAATAGTCATTTTTTTCTGTATCGCACAAAATTATCCTTATCAATTTTTAGATGCACATGCACGCATAGACTATAGAGATTTTAACGAATTGATTAGATTATATACAAATGAAAACTCTAGTTCTATATGGAATCAACGAAATGTACTAACTATTTTTGAAATTGTAAAACAACATCACAGAAAAAGCGAAGAGTTAAATAAACAAACTCATTTGGCAGATAATAAACGTTATTCTTCTGCGTTATTGGAAGAATTATTATCAGGCAATAGATCAAAAAGAACCCTACATATTGCACAAGAAGCTAAACCATCCAAAAAATCTATGAAGAAAGCTGCTGCTCTTGAATTGACAGATGTGCCAATCGTGAGTGGTCCTGAAGAAGCAATTGCAAAAGCGGAAGAAGAAGCCATGCCTTACGCAGTAAAAAAAAAATCAAAGAAATCAAAACGCAAAACCAAAAAAAATCCTCTTACTCCAATTGCTGAAGACGAAGATGAAGCCGCATTATTAGGAAAAGCATTGGTAGAAGATTTAGATGAATAAAACTATATAAATCTATATTTTTATAATATAAAAATATGGATATTACAAAATTAGATAGATTACCACTCGATGTTGTAAATTATATTTATTCTTTTCGTCCCGCATATAGAATTGATATGTGGTATAAAAAATATCATCAAAACTATACATTTTTGAGAACAATCTCTAACCATAATGAAAATAAAAAAGATACTATATACCATTTGTTTTATAGATTTTTTCCATATGAAAAATTATATTCAGTAATCCACATAAAGCATAAAGAAAGACTATATGATTATAATTGGAATTGGATTGAAGATGTTACAGATACAGATGAAGTAATTAATGAAATATTAGAGAAATTTACTACACTTTATGTAGATGATAAAAACCATTACCCGCTTTACAAATTACATTTAAATTATATGGTTATGGCGAAAATGATACAGAATAATGAACCCATATAATATACAATGGAAGATCAATGCATTGGTGATAACCAAGTATCTAACGATAAACTTGTATCTACCGATAAACTTGTATCTACCGATAATCGTGGTCCTTGGTACTGTTATATTTTACGAAATAAAAATCCAAAATATAGCCATTTAACATACAACGGCTCTACAAATAACCCTAAGCGTCGGCTTCGTCAACACAACGAAGAAATCACGGGCGGAGCTAGATATACTCACGGCCGTGGCGGTGGATGGGAAATTTATGCCCTTTTATCTGGCTTCCCAGACCATAAAAACGCACTTTCTTGTGAATGGCGCATAAAACATACCAATGGCAAACCAGGAAAAAGACCACCGCAACATTGTGGTGTGGATGGTCGCGTAGCAGCTCTTAACGACATCTTAAAATTAGAAACATGGACGAAACAATGTATGATTCGAAATTGCGATATGTCGTTGAATTTATATTTGGCAAATGATGTAAAATATCTATTAGATCTATCAACATTGCCTCCCAATGTGAATATGTTGGATCAAGAACCTATGGAATTGATCGCATAAAACATTTCTCCTTTTTCTAATTTAAATCTATTATTTTATAGAATAAATATATAATGATACCAATTATCGTAGCAACATTAGCACCAATAGTAAATTCGATTCAATTATTTCCCCAATTATACAAAACTTATATAACAAAAAGTGTAAAGGATTTGTCATTATACTCTTTATCACTTATTCTAATAACTAATTTGCTTTGGTTGCTGCATGGGTATTTCATAATTGATATTTCACTAATTGTCGCAGGATTAGTTAGTATGATAATAAATGTAGCACTATTAACGTTATTTTTTTTTTATAGAAAAAACGGGCGCGTGAAACATTAAAACTCGATATAGAAATATTCATCGCCAATAACTTGCCTTAAAATCATATTCAATGCTCGGTTCTCCATTTTCTGTTGAATATGTGCCTTTTTTACTTCATAGAATCGCCACATTTCATTTAGGCGCACATCATATCCTTTTTCAAAGTCTTTCTTTTGTAAACTTCTAAAATATTTGAAATGAGCTAATTTGAATCCATCGCTGCGCTGTGTAGATTCTAATTTATTGAATGTAGCTATTAGTTTTTCAATTCTTTTATTTGGTACAATAGTAAATTCGTCCTTTTCTAAAGTTAAACATTGTATATAATATTCTTTACCTGGTAGCAAGTCATTATGTGATACTGGTTCCATTTTATTTTATTTCATCAAAATAGCGATGAAATAAAAATCAATTTTTCTGGTTACGATCTATAAGTTTACGATCTATAAGTTTACGATCCACAAGTTTACGATCTAAATATATATTTGAAAACATTGGTCTTAAAACCATTAAATCCGCTACTTGCCGAAACAGTATACGCACCAAAGTTCTCCACATATACCCATTCACCTATCGCCAATTCTGGTAACATAATTTTATCCGCAATCAAATCTATACTATCACACGTAGGTCCAAACAATCGACTACATAATAATTTACCATCTCGTTCATTAAATGGCAAAATGGTAGGTTTATAATGATCAAACATAATACAATTAAATGAATTATACACACCATCATTCAAATAATACACAATGACATTTTCACCCGAAATATCATCAATAACACGTTTTTTTCCAATAACATTGAGAACCAAGGTATGACTTCGTTGTGCAAAATAACGCCCTGGTTCAGCTATAAATCGAATCGACCCCGCCAATAATTCGCCACCAAAAAAATCTGCCATTCCATCATTTACACATTTTGCAATATCTTCAAAACGAATCGCATTATCTAGTCCTGGAAAACCACCACCTATATCTATCACATCTATTTGAATTCCTAGTTTTATAGCAATATCTGTAGCCTTACGACAATCTCGAATGGCTTCATAAAAATTTGACGCACATGAACATCCACTTCCTACATGAAAACTAAATCCCACAACTGCTAATTTTAATGTTCTCGCGATCGTTAACAATTCTTCTACTTCAGTTAATTTACAACCAAATTTCTTATTAAATTTACATACACTTTTGCTATCATCCACTGCCAATCTCAATACCAATTTCGCATAAGGGTGATATAACTTTATTTTATACAATTCCTCTTCGCAATCAAATGTCATAAAATCTACGTCATTTGCTCTAGCATAACGTATTTGCGATGACATCTTACACGGATTCGCAAAAATAATACGCGACGGATCTTTGGTGATTTCGATAATGGTTTTCATCTCGTTCTCACTGGCGCAATCAAAATTCGCACCCAATGACGCCAATGCTTCGATCAAAACCAAATTTGGATTACATTTCATAGCATAATATGGATGAACATCTGGCAATAGTCTTGTCCATGTAGCGTAGGCATTGGTAACTTCGCCCAAATCAATAATATAAAACGCATGTTCACTTTGATTATCTTCTAGAAAGTCATTGATGATGTCATATGTATCGCGATCAGAGCCGTATAATTTCACGTTGTATTTTTGCAAAAGGGCATTATCGAGTGATTTATATTCTGTGATTTTTGTATCCACGATGGGGCGATTTGTGGGAACAATGTTTTGACTAACATCTTCTACGAATTCCATATTGTTTATATGTATGCGGTATTTTTTGTATTGTTTTACAAAAAATATCTATAATTGCACGATTATCTATTTCATACACTAGTAGGAGGAGGAGGTAAAGGGCCAGTTGAATTTCCAAGACTCTTCATAGCTTTATCTCTTTTTTGCTGAATTTCAAAAAGAGCAAAATCTGTTCCAGTTACTTGTTGTCTAGGCGCTTGTCTATCGGAATCGGTTTCACCAAGGCGTCTAGGTGCAAACAAATCTAATTTAACATTATCGAACGCGCCTGAATCCATCAGTTTTTTAGCAAAGGCGGCTTTCTCTTCATCGGATTTGTTAATTTGTTCCAACAAATCACTATCGCTACCAATTGCCTGTTTTAACTTACTCTCATCAATTTCAGCGTTATTTGTCTTGTCATCTGTCAACTTTTTGAAACGCGCGGTAAGATTTTCATGAAACTCACCATCGTTAGTAAAGAAGTTATTTAGAATTTCTAAATTTAAAGAACTCATATCAATTCCTGTAAAAACAAAATGCTTAATATGGAATTTTAAATGAACATATCCAATTCCGAAACCACTACCATCATCTTTTTCTTTTAAAAACAAAACTGCTTTTAACGATCTGTTTGTATACAATCCATCAAAAAAATTGTTTTGTTCTTCTTCTGATTTAAATGTAATATTATTAAAATCTTCTTTTTTTATTTCCATGGATGAATTTACAGAAAAATAATTTTTTAATTTACAAATTAGTGCTTTAATTGTACGAACGTCTCTATCGTTTTTATTATATTCCTTAAAATTAGTTAATAGGTTTGTAATGCTTGGGACTTTAAAATTTTCTTGCTCAACCAGGGCAGTCGTGAGGGGCATATCATTCATACGCCGTGTTACTAGAAATATAACTGAATTAATTGCGAGTTCTGTAATAAATACTATGATATGTATTAATTTACTGTTCAAACCTACAATAAGTATTATAAAAGCAGTAATTACCCATGCAATGTCAAGCGGAATTGCTAATGCAAAACAAAAATTAAAAATGATTTCATAAAACAATGCGGTTTTTAAGTTTTCAAAATCTGTCAATATATATACCATTTTTCCACTAGTTTTTTCTGTAAATCTATACACATTACATATAGTTGGATTATCTTTTTTAAATTCTACTGCTTTTAATTCTACTGGTCCTTCGACGCCATCCTTACCTCCCGTTGCAATGGTTTCAAATGCACCTTTTATAAATTCGGCATCCATTTTTTCACCACCCCTAAATATTTTGCGATTCTTTTTTGTTACACGTTTGGTTATTCTTTTTTTATTCGATTGTTTTACACGTCTCTTATTTTTAAGTTTGTGCCTAGAATCTTTTCGATTATGTTTTTTTGTAGTATTCATACAAAAAATGTTATAAATATATATATATATAGTATTTTTATCAATTAAAAACATTGATAAAAACAATATTGCAGCAGCCCTCTGCGAGAATTGAACTCGCGACCTCCAGTTTACAAGACTGGTGCTCTACCACTAAGCTAAAAGGGCACCCTATATATCTATAGTTTTTCTTTTATATTGTTTTTTTCAAAATAAGTTCCTGATAAACCGCACCGATTCGTATCATTTCTATTCGCACTTGCCAAAAAGTACTTTATTTCGCCAGATAATATATTCTTTTCACCAAACTTTTTACACAGACCCAACTCATGTTTATGTTTTGATATTGTATGTGGTACAAAAAAAGAACATTGTTTACACACTGGCATTTTTGAATATTTTATGAATTGTTTAGGCAACGTGACCATTGCTTTTGCCAACGCAGTAGACGCCAACGCAGTAGACGCCAACGTAGTAGACGCCAACGTAGTAGCCAACGAAGTAGAAGTCAACGAATTTACCATTTTATACATTATTATACCATTAATGTTTTGTATTGTTTTTTTTTATTATTTTGTATAAAAAATCTATTGAATTTATATAGAATGAACTCCCTTAAAAAACCTTGCCGCGGAAGAACCCGTCGTACATGCAAACGCGCAAGTCGTAGCTGCAAATATGCGTCTGGATCTAAGCGCAGTTTCTGCAGAAAGAGCCGTAGCACTCGCAAATCTCGCAAATAAACCATTATTTTTTGTTTTTATGTAAAGAATAAACACAAAAACATGTTATTATTGTAACAAATAATTTATTATTATTTGGTTCATTGTCACCAGGATTAAAGGCTGTACTTTTGCATCTTTTATCATTCCGCCATATATTTATTGGATATCGAATTCTACGAAACATTTTTTATGAACTATAAAAAATATATAACAAAAAGGTCAATTTTCTACACAGTGAAATTTATCATTAATTATTAAATTCAATAAGGTATGGTTCAGGAAAGCTAACGATTTCAGGTTCATCTTCCATGTGTTCCAATACAACTTCTCTAAAGTTCTCCTTATATTTTTCAATCTCTCTCTCGAATGAAGTTTTAAAAGTCTCAAGTAGCGTTATAAAATTGCTAACATTGATGAACTTCCGTTGAAGCCCACTTACATAATCTAATTCATACCCAATAATACATTGCCCTTTATCCGTGTAAAATGTTTTCATCGTCAGTGCTTCGCGTTTCAAGAAACAGTTCAAATAATCTACAAAGTAAGAGTCCATGTACATATTTTCCCTCAATTTGTGTTTTTCCATGATATCGAATTTGACCCGTTCGAAATCCAAATCGAATAGGCGAAATGCCTCCTTACATGTTAGGGGAAGTCCAAAATAAAGTGGCATCGTGATTGGTTTTTGATTTATTATTTTTGTGCAAAAGCATTTCAATTTTTTAGGAATTCTTCTTCTAAAAATACTTCTTCAAAAACTCTTCTGGTGTCATAATTGGTATATTATGTTCTTTCGCATATTTTGTCTTATTTGAAACATCATCGTGCGATTTTACGATCAATATGTCCGTCTTTTTTCCAATCGAATCATCTAAAATCCCACCGACTCGTTTTAATCCATCAATAACCGCGGAATCGCGCGTCTTTGTCATAATTACATGTTTTCCATAAAGCTGATGTGATGTATCCATTTGCGCTGCATTTACAGGCAGTGACACGACTTCAACTTTTACAACATCATTGGATTTTAATTTACCCTCCAAATCACAATCTTTCAAAAAGGCCATAAAATCGCCAATATGTTCCACAAACGATTTCGCATTCTCTGGGCCGATGCCAGAAATTGTTCTAAGCATGGCTATTTTTTGCGCATCGGTTTCGCCCGTTGTCAAAATCTTCGGGAATGCCTCCAAAATAGGTTTAATTTTTCGTTCTCCAATACCTCTTCCAAACATATTAGACGCCACCATAATATCCAATAGACTCGCCGCACCAACCTTGGCATGAATTCCATCATAGATCTTATTTACCATGGTGGTCTTAAAACCTTCCACAGTTTCAAAATCCGCCTTTTTCATCTTCAAAATTTTCGGCACACTATCAAAACCCGCTTTCATAATGCGTTTCACATTGCCAGACGAAAGACCATCTACCGAAAGTGACGTAAAGAACGCAGTGATATTCTTTTCACGAACTGTAACATTTTCATCCACATTATTCAAAATGATATCTACATGTGTATCCGTCCAATGATACGCTTCCGTTGGCATTTTTGCATGGTCGGCTGGAGTAGTTACCTCCTTAATATGCGGTATAACATCCCCGCTACGAATAATACTAATCACAGCGCCAATACCAATTTTATTTTCCTCTATAAATTTCGCATTAAAACCTGTTGCATATTCCACGGTAATTCCACCCAACCTGATAGGTTCAATTCGCACACGAGGTTTCAAATATCCTGATTTACTAGCCTCCCATAAAACATCCACCACTTTTGCCTCAGCCATTTGATCACTCATCATCATTTTAAATGCAAACGCATATTCGGGGTTTCCATCTTTTCTTGGATGCAAATTGTCATCTGTTACAATAACGCCATCAATTTCATATTGATAATTGGTGCGCCAATCTTTTAATACATTCGAAAGCTCTACGTTAGACAATTTATCCACAATGCGATTTTGCACAACTTCAAACCCCATCTCAGTAAGGCGCGCCATCTGTTCGCTAGAACGCATCAATGGTTGAATTACTTCATAAACCACAAAATGCAAATCGCGCGTCTTTTCATCTATTGATTTACTATTAACAATTCCAGAAACCAAATTGCGTGGATTTGCAAAAGTGGATTTATATTTTTCATCAAACACTGTCTTAGGAATAATAAATTCACCGCGAACCACTATGTTTTTATCTTTTGGCAATTTCAGTACTTTTAATAGATGCGTAATATCTTGACCTACTTTTCCATCACCCCTCGTATAAAGTTTCGGTTCATCGCCCTCCGTACTATACATACCACTAACGCCATCTAATTTACAGGATAATATATAGGGTCCCTTGTATTTGTTGGTCCATTTTTCGAGAGCCCCTGTGTCAGGTTTAATTTTATCCATAGACGCCATATTGTATGGAAGGGTAACTTTGTTTTTTTGAATTGGTGCACCGATTTGTTCCAACACTGGATTGTCTGGATATTTACGTTCCATATATTCTTTTATAATATCATATTCATTGTCTGTTAACAATGGCTTTTGAGTATTATAGTATGCGTCATTGGTGGCCAGTAAAATTGCAGCGATGGCCTTCTCATCAATATGCTCCAATACACTTATTCCATTTTCTTTAAAAGATGCAATTTGTTCTTTGGTGGCTTTTTTTTCCGTTAACTTTTCCGTTAACTTTTCCGTTGCCTTTTCCGTTGCCTTTTCCATTGTTTTGATATCACCAGTTGTTTCTATATTTTTTTTCTCTTTCGTTTTTCGATTTTTTTGTTTATCTACATTTAGTTTACGAGTTGTTTTTTTTGTAATTGGTGCGTCTAATGTTGGCACAATAGGTATCGCTTCATCAAGCTTAGGTGGTGTTTTTTTAACACTTTTATTTTTAGGTTCTCGAATTTTTAATTTAAGAACGGGCAAAGGAACGGACAAAGGAACGGACAAAGGAACGGACAAAGGAACGCCAACATTTTCATCTGTTACACGAACCACAGAACGCCCATCGATACGATCACTTGGTTCTTTATATTGCAATTTCAAATAATCAAAAATATCACGCTCCGTAGCAAATGTATTAGCAACTCTTTCCACTGCTTTTTTATCCTTAGATTTAATTGTAAGTCCATGTTCATTTAAAGATACGCCCATTTTAAGTGCGTGACTACGCATAACAGTATTAAACTCTTTACTTCCAGTAAAATAAAGAACGGCAAAAGGATATTCCTCTGGACTAGTAAATAAAAAATCCACACGGCGCGCTTTTGTATGAGGTGGTAATTTTGCAATGACTAAACATTTCGTAGGTCCTCTCGAAAGCGTCTCTAAAATAATACCTCGATTTAACAATTCGTCTATAAATGCTTTAAATATATCTCTAGTTTTATGCGTAATAATCACATCAATATCACCAGATTCTTCTTTTCCACGGCGATAACTTCCAACAATTTCAAAGCCATCTGGTTTACCTATTTTTTTAAAAGCATTTAAAAACGCCACGCTATAGTCGTCAATTTCTGCCCTAGGAATTCTCTCCAAAATATCTTCATAATATTTTAACCCCGCTTTTTGACTAGGATTTAAAAGTTCATCTTGACGTTCTCTCAATTCAGCAATGGATCTTACACCAGCATTTACTAAATCCTCTGCTTTCTTTGGTCCTACTCCATAAATCAAAGCAAATTCATCATAAATATTACGTTCGGCATATCCTGGTTGTTGTTTTTCCCTTTCAAATAACGCTAATGTATTCGTTTCTTGATATTCTTTTAATTTACTTATGATTTTAGGTCCTATGTATTTTTCTTTTGCGATTTGATCAAAATCTGTTATATCAGTTGTTATTGCACGAACCGTGGTTAGAGCACGACTATAAGCTAATTGATGAACAAAATCACGATTCTTTTTCATTAATTTAACTAGCTTTTCGAGAACATCTATGATAAATTCATTTAATCTCTCTTTTAATACAGGTCCAGATTCTGTTTTTTCAATAACTTTCTTTTCCGTAGCCTTTTCAGTAACCTTTTCCGTAGCCTTTTCCGTAGCCTTTTCCGTAGCCTTTTCCGTAGCCTTTTCCGTAGCCTTTTCCGTAGCCTTTTCCGTAGCCTTTTCCGTTCCTTTTTCCCTTATTTTTAATTTATACGTCCTTTTTTCACCTGGTGATTTTTTTTTAGCAGTTTTTCTTTCTTTTTTTATCGCCTCCTGTATTTCATTTACTTCATTTTTTAATTCCATTTATTATATTGGAATATTTATTTATTCAAGGGTTTAAAAACCAGGTTCATCTGTAAATATTTGAGTAGCCGCAGGCGTTAATGTCTTTTTATCCGTTACCACATTCATAAAATCTGCTAAAGATCCACCTATATTAGCATATGCTACTAAGCCTATTGCTGAACATACATAAACAATAACTGCATCTCGTATTACAAATTTTAATGGTTTAAGTTGTTTATCTATGAATTTCATTTCAATGAATTTCATGAGACAAAATAATAATGTTATTGCCAACGCTATCAATAGAATCTTTTCCATGACTGGATTATATAAAAATCATTTCACTTTTATATAACTAAATTTACGCATTTCCTAAATTTTACATCTAAGGCAATTCTTCTACATCATTCAATAAAAAATCGGCAGATACCTTTGTCGATGGCTCATCCAAAACATCAAATCCACTTAAATCTATACTATCCGTATGAATTTGTATTCTATCGTCTTCATCATCACTTGATTCTATTTCTTCTAACTTACGGCGCATCGTGTTCTCTACTGAAATAGCTTCTAATCTATCTAATGTTTTGGGAGCTTGTTCGGTTTTTACAACATTGTTTGTAGTTAATACACTATCCATATCATTAAATGTCAATCGAGTAGTAACTTCCTCACTATCCATATTCTCAATTGCTGGTACTACTGCTGGTATATCGTCTTCTGTTCTAATAACAGGAATATCTTCTTCCTTTGATTTTTCTTCATTGGTCGGTTCAGGTTCTTCTATATTCTCAATAATAATTTCCTCTTCGTGTTCTACGCTCTCATCCATATATGCACGAATAATTGCTTCGGTCGGTATACTATCACGTATGGCTACTAAAATGCATTCTTGTACAAGAACTTCTAATTCCCGAGCATTGCGTTGCGTTTGTAATTGCGTTATATTCTTTTCAAACAAATATACATTGGTGTACACCTTTCTAGCAGCATTTATGTATACTTTATGAATAAAACTATCTAATTTTGGTATAGAAATATCAATCTTCTTTTGTTTATTTCCTACCCGTATACATGTTAATACCTTTAATTGAATAATATGCACGCATGTAATCAAATCCTCCAAATAATTACATCCACTGCGTTCTATGATACGTTTACGTTCTTCTTCGATAATATTATTATTCCACTTTGGTACACGGGCCAATAAATTTTGAAATGTCATTAGATATTTGTTCGCCTCATCGTTTTCTACGCATAATTTCCAAGATTCATTAAAAATGGAACGTACTCCCTCACAAACTAAAGGCGTAAATATACTAACTAAACGCGTGCACCACTCATTACGCGACTCTTGCAAATTGGAAATCACAAAATCGTCCATTTATTATATTGTTAAAATACATTTTAAGTCACTTTTTAAACGTAAAAATATAAAATCAAACATATATAATAATAAAAGTTTTTCACTTCTAAACTCTATCTTTATTTTATCAAAACACATATATGCTGAAGATTTCTCTAAATCATCAAACATATCTGTCTGTTTTAACCATTTCATAAAATCTAAACAACTTAATCCTTTTTCATATATTTCAACAGCTAAATCCGTAAATTCGCTATGCGAAATATTATCAAAATCCATTTTATTTATTCTTTCATTTATCCACTCTACAAAATCCTCATTATACCTTATTTTATAATTTCGTGTAATATATTTTTCATGTAAATTGAGAACCCTGCCTTCTTCCATAATTTCAGGCACATAAATTTCGCAAAATCTTGATAAAATAGGATTCAATAACTTATTCTTGTTCTCCACTATTATAAAAAACCGCGTATTGTAACTAAACAATTCTATACATCTACGCAGTGCAGATTGCGCGTCTATCGTCAAAAAGTCTGCATTTAATAATACGATAGACTTGAATATAATTCCATTGTTCGATTGTATATTAGTTTTGGCGAAAAATTTTAATTCTTCACGTATAAATTTAATACCTTTTCCATGCGCACAATTTACAAACATTACGTTTGATTTTATCTTATGCTTTTCGCTGTTGTATATTTTATTTAAAAAATGGTCTACTATTGTGCGTTTACCACTTCCTGAAGATCCATGGAAAATAATATGTGGAATTTTATTTGATTTATGAAAATAATCTAGTTTGTCTAGTATATTTTTATGAACATCTAAGGGTTCGAAGATGTTTTTTTCCATATTTTTTCTATATAATCGAGAACCTAGATAGTTTCTAATTCTGTTTTTTGATAATATTTAATTCTTTTGTAAATAAATACCTTTCGTGATGCATTGTTTTTCTATGTAAATTACAATTTAAACAAGCTATCTCTACATTGTCTTTATTATGTCCCCTAGAATTATCTATTCTTTCTAATGTCCATTGTCTAGGTTCTCGAACATTCTCATAGAGAACATTCACCGTTTCTTTACAATAAAAACATCGGTTTTCACATTTTATCATTAAATCGAGAACCTGTTCCATATTTATAAACAAACTCTCATTATATAGAAATTTATTTACATCTTGGCCACGATAACCAGATATTTTTTGCCCCATTTGTTGTAAAATAAAATCACAAGGTTCTCGATTTACTATATTTTTTTCATGAATTTGTTTTATAAATTCTATTTGTTCGCTGGTTGAAATGGTTAACCATCGATCCGTTTCTGTAACAACTCGTTTTTTAGGAATCCTTTTTTCAATAACTTTCTTTTCCTCTTTTTTGTCTTTATTTTTTGGAGGCGGTTTTGTTAAATCAACCATGATTGATTTCATTTTTACTAATATATGATTAGTAAAAATATTTTCATTTCCAACATTGAAATGTGAAAAAGTGTCAAAACGCTGTTATACTACAAATATATACTACGTTCATTATGCAAATATGAAATAAATACGTAAGTGCGAGAACATCTTTCATATCATTGTTTATTATTTTTTCATATCGCGTTGCATAAATAAAAAAACCAAGCATGGTATTGCCAAATAAAAAATAAAAATGTCCAGGTCCTATGCAAACATATGTTTTATAATGAGTTTTCATTATTGTAAATAAAAACAATACATTTTTTGTTTTTTCAATTGTGTTATCTCGTTCATATTCATACATAAATGCCGAAATAAAAAAGCCATTAATAGTTGCATGATTCAAATAACTACAACATATAAAAGAAATCGCTGAGTAATCCATTAATAAATAAAAAGGTTTATAATTATTTGCATTACAAAGATAAGACGCGGGAACTAATAAAATACACGATATTTTCCATAGAATTAATTTACTAGTTAACAATGCTTTTATTGCTCCAAATATAAGCAACAATGAACTTGCCCCATTTATGAATTTTTTATCATTCAATATATACATAGTATTGCATATTTTACGTAAACCTATTTAATATGTTTTTGTAGATTATTTTATACCAATAAAAAACAATTTATATATATTCAACTTTGCAAAATGTCTAATAAGATCCGCGCAAGTAATATCTCTTTTTATTTTCTTTTAATTCGGTCGGTGGCTGCTGGGAAAACACAGGAGCCAATCGAATCACTAATCCACCTCTTCTCAAATGAATATTCTGCAAACACTCACATTGTGTATCCATAGATGGAATAAGTGCAGCAACCACACCAATAACTAAGAAAACAATGAATTCTGCCTGCATTTTTGCTGTTTAGTTTAAAAACTTTGTTAACAACTTTCTCAATTTTTCATGATATTTAAATAATTTTTCTAGAACTATTTAAAAAATCGGAAAAAGAAACGGCCTCGCTCAAGAAAAATGGACAAAAAATAAATGTCCATTTTTCTCAAATGGACGATCGAATTTTTGAAGGGGGTTCGTTTTTTTATTTTAAAGCATAATGCAGCAAATTGTGTTTTTATAAAAAAATATTGACTGCATAAGAAATTAAATAGTTTTATGCGGAAAATGATTTAGACTCTTTTTCTGTTGATAAAATATAGATGGAAAAAACGGGTAAAAACGGGAAAAACGGCCCCATTAATGAATGTAAAACTTGTGACTTTACTTGCAACAAAATATTTAATTGGAATCGTCATTTATTGACTGTAAAACATAAAAAAAACGAATCGTCAACAACTGTCAACATTTGTCAACAAACAATCAACGAAAAAACGGGAAACACAACAATCGAGCCAAAGTTCTCTTGTAAAAACTGTTCTAAAGCATATAATGAACGTTCTGGTCTTTGGAGGCATTCAAAAAAATGTAAACCAACTGAGATTGTCAGTGAAAATGCAGTTACACCCGCCCAAGAACCCAATAAGATTAAATTAACGGAAGAAACTGTGGTGGAATTATTAAAACAGAACAATGAATTTAAGACCATGTTAGTAAAAATAATTAATAAGGAAATCCTTCATGATTTTAAATAGTTTTACACAAAATAAACTCTTAAAAAATCGGAAAAAGAAACGGCCTCGCTCAAGAAAAATGGACAAAAATAAATGTCCATTTTTTCTAAGTGCGATTATAAATTTGTAAAAAAAATCGATGCACCTAAATTTAAAGCATATCGCAGTGGTTTTAGAAACCTAATAAAATATTGACTGCATAAGAAATTAAATATTTTTACGCGGAAAACTACTTAAACCGTTTTTTCTGTTGCTAATATATAGATGGAAAAAACGGGTAAAAACGGGAAAAACGGTAATATCAATGAATGTACCATTTGTGACTTTAAATGCAAATGGAAAAGTGATCTAATGAGACATTTTACAACAGCAAAACACAAAAAAAATGAGAACGTCAACAATCAGCAACATTTAGCAACATCAATCAACGAAAAAAAGAGCCAAACAATAACCGAGCCAAATTTTCCATGCAAAAACTGTTCCAAAGCATATAATGAACGTTCTGGACTTTGGAGACACTCAAAAAAATGTAAACCAACCGAGATTGTGAGTGAAAATGCAGTTATGTCCGTACAAGAACCCAGTAAAATGAAATTAACAGAAGAAACCGTGGTTGAATTATTAAAGCAAAACAATGAATTTAAGACCATGTTAGTAGAGCAGCAAAACAAAATCGCGGAACTATCAAATCGTGTTATCGTGACGAACAATAATAATACAAACAATAACATAACCAACAATCAATTCAATTTAAATTTCTTTTTAAATGAAACATGTAAAGATGCGATGAATATTAAAGATTTTATAGAGAACATTGAAATACAATTAAAAGAATTAGAAAATGTGGGACATTCTGGGTATGTTACGGGAATAACAGATATTATATTATCTAGATTAAAACAATTAGATATATCAAAAAGGCCATTGCATTGTACAGATTTAAAACGCGAGATTCTCTATATTCGCGATGAGAATGAATGGAACAAAGACAATCCAGATAAATCCAAGATAAAAAATATGATAACAAAGGTGGCTAGTAAAAATTATCGAAAGATACCCGAATGGAGAACAGAGAACCCAGAATGTAAAGAGTTAGAACATCAACAATATGAATTTTGCATAAAACTAATGCGCAATTCATTGGGTGATTTGGGCGATGAACAAATAAAACTTGAAAATAAAATAATAAAGAATATTGCAAAAGAGGTGATTGTGGATAAAAATATATAAAAACAAGCAGTTGTTTTTATATAAAATGGAGGAAACTAAAGATATTGGAAAAATGTATTATATCACCATTGCCACAAAACCACATAAGGTTCTCGATAAAATAAAATCTATTGTACTAAAAAATGGCGAAACGATTATTGTTTTGGGCGCACAAGAGAATCGCGTTATTGGATGGGAAGCAAAAGTAAATTTTGGAGTAAAATTAAGAGAGGTGGCCGAATTTTTAAAGAGGCCGAAATTGCAAGACAATGACATTATTCTTTTTACGGATGCATACGATGTTGCATATTGTGGAACACAGAAAGAGATATTGAAAAGGTATAAGACATTTGAAAAACCTATCGTGTTTGGATGTGAAAAGGGGTGTCATCCAGATGCGAATAGATCAGTAGAATATCCTAGTTTGGAGTATGAATTTCCATATTTAAACAGTGGGTTGTTTGTGGGTCGTGTAAAAGAACTTCGCGAATGTATGGCGAATTATGAATATGATGATGCACACGACGATCAACGTTTTTGGACAACACAATTTTTAAATCATCCAGATAAAATAGAGTTAGATTATGAGAATTATATTTTTTTAAACACTGTGGATATGGATATGGATAGTTTTACACACGATTCAAAAACCAATCAGGCTTATTATAAATGGAGAAATCCGCAATTTGTTCATATAAATGGACCAGTGAAAAAAATGATAGAACAATTTTTGTAGATTGTACACATTTCAATGATTCATTTTAAGGTAACGCTTATCCTGACTAGAAAGTCCATTAACGAACGATTGGCTCAATTGAAGCGTATTGCCCTTTGTCATAGACCACTCGTGAACAGGATAGTTTGCCCAACCCATGAACAAAAACTCTCGACTGTATGTTTTATCCAGATCTTTTAATGTAACTGTAACAGTAGAGCCTTTTTTTGGTTTTTCGATAGATAAGTATACTCGATGTGAGAGTACATTGAACCATTCTTCTTCGCCAGTAATTGGACATCTGCAGATGGCCATTTTCGTTGCAATTCCCAAGTAATACGCTGGGTAACTTTCATTTTTATGGAAACTCTCCAAAAGTATGTCCATATTTTTTGTTGTGCTCTGTCGAAGCGACAAATCGCAGCAATTGTTTAACTGCTGGTTAGCGTGGTGGTCAACAATGAGGCGTTGACCAAATGCATACAAATTCATATCACGAGACATTGATTTGTTGTTGTTGTAAAAGCCATAAACAAAATTATCCAATTTTTTGTTTGATGTTTTAATTTATATATTTTTTAAAACAAGATAAACATATTATTCGTTATTATAATATAAAGAGTATTGTATAACAATATGTTTACTCAAGAGCAAAATCCAAAACAAGAACAAGATGAATCTCAGGCAAAAGAAGCCGATATTCATCAAAATAAATATAAGAATGTAATTAATTTATATTCTGTTCCAAACAATGAGGTAAATTACAATACTATTGATAATTTACTAGAAAAAGAAAAGCAACATAATAAGAATGAAACATGGATAAAATTAGATAAAATAATTAAAATACAAAAGTTGCATCAATATGCGGAAAAGTATGGCAGGGATCATGGATTGCCAGTAAAAGATGTTAAATCCTTGAAATCATTTTTTATAGATTGTTTGGAAAAGAATAAATTAAATAAGACGAAGGATGTGATTTATAATAAAGATACGAAGGAAGTTACGTCGATTCCTGCACTTTACTTTAATCAAACCAATCGCGCTTTTACTTTAAAAATTATAGACGCAAAGAGGGTTTCTACAGTAAAATCACTTACGCCAAAGAGGTTAACAGAAAAAAACAAAGATGCGGAAGTCGAAATAGAAGAATTGTAATTGTGCAACTTTGTTTAGTATTGTGTTTTGTAGACAAACCACAATATGCTTTAGTAAATAAAATTTTTGAATTAATTATAATACCATTATTTTATATAATGCCTTGCGAACGTAGACATCGTTGCTATAGCGATGATTATGAATCGTATTCAAGTGGATATTCAAGCGATGAATGCAAAAGCACTCGTCCTGTTGCAGTGGAAACGCGAAAAAATGAAAAATGTCGAAAGTGTGAGTCTTGTGTAAAACATTGCGAATGTAATAAACCTTGCAAAAAATGCGAAAAACTAAAGTCGAAAAAAAGTAAAAGTGAAAACGATAAATGTGAAAGGGACGGGCAAAAGAATGGGCAAAGGGACGGGCAAAGGGATGGTCAATGTATTGTAATAAAAATAAATTGATTTTCTAGTAAATACAATTCAAATATTGTATTTACTATTTTTATTTAATGACTGCGTATTTGGTTTGAAATAATTTTATTTTAGGATTTTTTAATGGTATGGTTTTATATATGCCCAAAAGAGATTGTGGTCATAGTGACGATGGAGATGAATGTTCTAGTGAATGCTCTTATGAGAAACGCGATTGTTCACCTAGACGTAATTGTGCAACTAGACACAGTAAGCGGCGATCAAGTTCCCCTTTTAAAAAACGTAAACCATGTAAGGATGGAAAAGATGGAAAAAGTGGGAAAAATGGATTAGATGGTAAAGATGGCAAAGATGGTGAAAATGGTAATCCTGGAAAGGCTGGTCGAGATGGTAAAGATGGGCGCGATGGTAAGGATGGTGAAAATGGTAAAGATGGCGAAGATGGACGCGATGGTCGTGACGGTAAAGATGGTAAAGATGGTAAAGAAGGCGAGGATGGACAAGATGGTGAAGATGGCCGTGATGGAAGAAATGGAAAAGATGGAGAAGATGGGCGTGATGGTAAGAATGGAAAAGACGGTAAGGATGGACAAGATGGTGAACACGGCGAAGATGGATGTGATGGCGAAGATGGAAAAGATGGAAAGGATGGATGCATTGGTCCATGTGGACCACGTGGAGAAAAAGGATGTTCTGGTGAAAGAGGACCACGTGGACACAATGGTTGCGATGGTCCAACGGGTCCAACAGGCCCAAAGGGTTGTCATGGAGAAAAAGGTGATACTGGTCCAACTGGCTTGGTTGGCCCAACAGGCTTACCAGGATTGGTTGGCCCAACAGGCTTACAAGGTGAAATTGGTTCTATTGGCTTACCAGGATTGGTTGGCCCAACGGGCTTACAAGGAGAAATTGGTCCTATTGGCTTACCAGGATTGGTTGGCCCAACGGGCTTACCAGGATTGGTTGGCCCAACGGGCTTACAAGGAGAAATTGGTCCTATTGGCTTACCAGGATTGGTCGGCCCAACGGGCTTACCAGGATTGGTTGGCCCAACGGGCTTACAAGGAGAAATTGGTCCTATTGGATTGCCTGGATTAGTGGGACCAACTGGACCAGAAGGCCAGAATGCAGCAATATCATCTATATTTGTATATAGCGATATGTCGCAAAATAATTTAAATATAGTTAATTTCCAATATGTAACATTTAATATCCCACCGATAGGTCCTATTGGATCTGGATGGACTACGTTTACACAACCATTGTATTCAAATCCTACCAATTTTATAGTTCCTTCGATAGGATATTATTTATTAACATATAAATTGGACGTAAGATCTGGCGGTGGACAATCGCCAAATTCCAATACAAATTGCGCAACCGTGTTAACAAAAAACGGAATCCAAATTCCTGGTTCAACTACATTAGTCGAAGCACCAGAAACCAATCATATTTATACCATATCTAATACTGTATTAGTAAATCTTTTATTGGGGGATAGCATAGCATTATTGTTTTGGTCGAATGATATAGGAAGTCGTATAGGCGACTCTGGACAGTTAACAGGTAAATTGCCAGTGGGATTAATAGTTCCTACCGAAGCAACAGCATCTATTGTTTTTACTAAAATATCTTCTTAAAACAACAATATAAAGTATAGACCACATAAATATATATAATGCTTATTGATCAGCGCAAAGTAATTGCAATATTAAATCATTTTAATATTAAGGTTTCAGGTGCACTCCATGTTGGCGCACATGGATGTGAAGAATTAGGTTTTTATAATTTAATGTCGATTGGTCCATTGAATGTCATATGGATTGATGCAATAGATGAAAAGGTAGAACAATCAATCGCGCGTGGAGTACCTAATGTGTATAACGCAGTAATAACAGATAAAGATGATGATGAAGTTACTTTTAATATTGCTAACAATGGTGAATCGTCGAGTATATTAGAGTTTAATACACACGCAACCGAACATCCACATGTAGTGTTTGTGGATAAAAAGAAATTAAAAACCGTAACGGTAGATACATTTTACGAGAGAAATAATTTAGATCCTAGTAAATATGATTTTTGGAATTTTGATATCCAAGGAGCAGAATTGTTAGCATTAAAGGGTGCCGAAAATGCACTACAATATGCAAAGGCGATTTATTTGGAAGTAAATGAAAAAGAATTATACAAAGGATGTGCGCATATTAGTCAAATAGATGAATTCTTGCGCATTCGTGGATTTTCTAGAATTGTTACGGAAATGACAGGTCATGGATGGGGAGATGCGCTTTATTTGCGAAATATTCAGTAATAATTTATGGATTTTTATGTAAAGCCATAAATTTGAAAAGAATGGACAAAGTCAGTTTAGTTTAACATAGTATTTACAAAAGAATTCAAGGAAGAACTAGTGATTTTAGATTCAAAATCGATAGTGGTATCGTCACGAAGCATCTTTACTGTTGGATAGGAGTCAATTTTGTATTGATTAATTGCGCGTGTAACATCAGGAGTTTCTTCTGTGCAATCCATGTCTACACATTTAATTATGTATCCATTTATTTCCTTGCCGTTGTTTTGACTGCAAAAAGTTTTCCATTCGGGAAGGGCCTTTGTGCAATGAGGGCACCATGCAACATGGAAAAAGAAAACAGTGGCTTCTTTGTTGCGACGATTTGCATTAGCTACATCTTTAAATTTATTTTTTTTGGTTTTGCTATAATTCTGATAAGCATAATATGCAACAGTGATAAAAATAATTAAAATTATAATTATTAAAATAGTTTTATAATAAGGACGAACGTATCGGGAGACAACTTCAACTAATCCAGCCATATATAATATAAAAACAAATTTGTATTTATTATTTACCGAATGCGCTAAATAATAAAAGGTGTAAATTTTAGTAATGTTTTTTTTGTAATTATAATATAACTAGTACTAAACTATGGTAAAAAATAAAACGGTAAAGAATAAAATAAAAAACCGAGAATTAACACCATTTGCACACGACCCTGTATATTCAAATGATGATTATAATAGCAATGACGGTATGCTTACCACAGTTTGGGGACCTAGTGCTTGGCATTTTTTACACACTGTCAGTTTTAATTATCCTGTATGTCCAAGCGAAAGTGATAAAATACATTATAAAGAATTAATATTAAATTTAAGAAACGTATTGCCTTGTGGCAAATGTAGAAGAAATCTCAAAAAAAACTTTAAAAAACATCCTTTAGAAATGAAGGATATGGAATCTAGAGAAACATTTTCTCGATATGTTTATGATTTACATGAGACCATTAATGAAATGTTAGGAAAAAAATCTAATTTAAGTTATGCCGATGTGAAAGAACGTTATGAACATTTTAGATCAAGGTGTGTAAAATCGTTAAGCACAATAAAGAAACGTACTGTGAAAAAGGTACACTTTTCTAAGAAAGTTACTGTAATGAATGAAAATGGTTGTACAGAACCACTTTATGGTGAAAAATCAAAATGTGTATTGCAAATTGTTCCGCAAAAAACAAAATGTGAGACATTTCAAATGGACGAGAAGTGCATAAAAAAGCGCGAAAGTCAAGTATTGGGGAAATGATCCAAAAACAAAAAGGGTTTAGAAAAATACAATAAGAATATATAGTCTATTAATATATAGTTAGAATCAAATGAATCAATTGTCCAATGATAAACATAATATTAAAACAGAAAATTATACAGACATCCCCGATGAAAACGCAGAACATCCAGTGCAAACTATAAAAGACGCAATGTCACAATTGCCAACCGAGTCACGTCCTAGACATGTTCCATTTTGGAGTGAAAATCCCAATATATTATTTCAACAAAAATATATATTTGAATTTTTCCCCATAGATGGAATGTCTTACAATCAAAAATTAAATGCAATAACGAGAACCATTGTCATTTTAACAATGTTAGGATTTATTTTTTCAAGAAATTTGCGTATTTTAATTATTGGCATAATTACATTAGCTGCCATTTATTTCATGCAACATTACCATGAAAAAGAGGAGAAAAAACTAGAATCTAAAAAGGTTCTCGAAACTGTAAAAGAAGGATTTGAAGGTCCTGGTCTATCTGTATATGAAAAGTTAGGAATGCCTGTTCCAACAGATGTATTTACGGTTCCTGATTCTAGTAATCCGTTCAGTAACGTTTTAGTAACAGATTATGATTATAATCCTAATAAAAAACCTGCGCCCCCAGCATTTAATAACAATATAAATAACCAAATATTGGTAGAAGCAAAACAATTTGTTCAAGAGGCAAATCCAGATCATCCAGGTATTGCCGATAAATTATTTAAGGATTTAGGAGAACAATTAGAATTTGAACAATCGTTGCGTCCTTTTCATTCTAATCCTGCTACCACTATACCCAATGATCAAGGAGCATTCGCAGAATTTTGTTATGGAAGTATGATTTCTGCCAAAGAAGGTAATAAATTCGCAATGGCACGAAACATGTCTCATTATACCAATTATTAATATAGTTTTATAATATATAGACATAATGGTTTCAAAAAACACACGTCGTAAAAAAGGGCATTATGGTGGTTCTAAAACAGCTAGAAGTAAAAGCACAACTTCTAAAAGAATAACTTCTGCTCAATTGTGGGAAGAGCAAAAAGAAAAAATTATTGTTTTCGCTAAAGAACGCCGAGCTATTGTTTTTAGAACCAATCCATTAACTCCAGAACAAGAGGCTGCTGCTGAAGCACATGATAGAAAAAGATTAAATGAACTAATATTTCCAAAGGGATTTAATCGTTGGTCTCGTTTGCAATCGGTGGAAGCAGCTATGTATGCTGCTGGTAAGTAATGTGTTTTTTATATTTATAAATTAAATATAAAAAATTATACGCATTTCATTTTTTCTACCAATTCTCCCAAACATTCTTCGATTTCGCTGTTTTTATATTTTAAACATGTAATTTGAATGTCTGCGGGACTCAATGCGAAATCTCTCATTAAGTCAAACGTTTCTTTATAGGGTGAGAAATCTTGAATAACATGCCGAAATTTATATTCAATCATTTCTCGAATCGTTGCAACTGTAGCGTTTTTTAATTCTAAAATATAGTCGATACGACCAGGCCGCATAAAAGCAGGATCTATTTTATCTAGATGATTGGTAGTAAAAATCAGCATTGCGCCATGCAATTCAATAATGCCATCAATAGCATTTAAAACACACTCTAACGTTAATCCATCATCTTTCTTTTTATTGGAACCCAATAACATCGTTCCCATGTTCTCTAACATTTTCTTAGATTTCATTAATTCTGTTTTTAATTCGGTAATGTCATTAGGAATGTCAGCAATTGATTCACCACAAGAAAATTCTATGGGCAATGGGTTCTCATTATTACTTATTAAATTATCGGTGCGTTTTTTTAAAACATCGTCATCGTTCGCATCAAAATCCTCAAAGATAAAACATAATTCCTTCATTTCGTATTTTACATTGTTTATCGTATTTGATCTCAATAAACTACAAAATTCAGCACAGGTTCCTATAGATCCCCATCGCACAATGACTCCATGACGGCCTGTGCGATTTAATATGCCTCGAATAGTAGAAGATTTTCCACACCCTGGCGGACCATGCATAAGAATACCCGCTTTATATGTAATTCCTGCGTCTTCATAAAGAGCATCGTTTGATATCCTATCCACATCAGGAATGGTTCTCGAAAACCGATCGATATATTTCAAAAACTCTTTGCGGTTCTCGAAAAATATATTTTTATCGAGGTGTTTATTGCTTTTAAATGGATAACTTCTGTAAACTGTCATACATTTTCCGTCTTCGTCTTTTTCACATTTTATATATTCAAACGTTTGGTGTTCCTTTTTATTAATTATTTCATCTTCATATTCTTTGACACAATTTTCCATGAAGGTTTTCAATATATGGAAGTTCTCGCGACCTGCTTTAGAAATCTTATACACATAATTTTTACTAATTTGAGAACCCGAATTTGTATTTTTGTTATCGCCATCTTTGTTGTTATCGCGCTCGTTCGTAATATTAATTTCAAAAAAGATACCGAGTTTTTCATTTAATACGATGCGTTCATTTTGCATAGGAAGTAAAATATATTCCAAGATTTCATTGTCCCAGGAAGATTTTTGTTCCTTTTTTAGAACCTCGACCTTTTTATTTATATTTTCAGGACAATATTTAGTCATATAATGATTTAACGCATGAAATCGTGTACTATATAGAGTTTGAGTTGTCTCTTTTGTAGTTGTGCAAATGTAAGTTAATATTTTGCGATTATGCTGGGGTATTATAATGCTACATTCATTTCTTCTTTCCATAAATTCAATAAAATAATCATGAATATGATCACGCATGGCACCAGAAGAAAAAAATTTATATACACCAAACAGTATTACAAATATAATAGTGTAGGGCGTATCATTTTTGGATAGAAATTCAGTAATTAATTTAGAATATAATGTTACTTGCAATATGTTTATAGGATCTACTTGCATCATTGTGTAAATAGATTAAATTGTTTTTATGTTGGTTTTTGGAAATTCCTTCTCTCTGTATATTATAATATAATTTAGACGAATGGCTTCGATTAGTTCTTATACATTTAATAATATGGGAAATCTTGGTGCGGATTTGCCTGACCAAACACAAAAAAACGTATACAATACACGATTTGCGAATTATACATTGAGCAATTATAATACGAATATGTTGAGTGATAACCATGTGCAATTCGCGCTTCCTCAACCTACGCTTAATTTTGGTGGTTATGTGCATGGCAAGGGGTTAAATGGTTCGATTGTTGACACAGATTCGCTTTTAACAATGAAGGGTGAACATGACCGCCCTTTAGAGAAACTTCAATTGTTTGAACGCCCTTTTTTGACGATTCCTTATTTAGGAAGAGGCAGTTGTGATCCTACTTTGGAATCTCAATTGTTACAAGGAGAACTTGTTAGCGATAAGAAGAGTGTTTCGACAATTATGGAGAAATCATTTTCCAAATATGCACTTTATCCCACGGATGATAAGATGGAGGAAAGAGTGAAGAATCCTGCGTATACGATTGAGGAATCTGCTTTGAATGGATGGACAAGAGGTGGGTCTGCTACTAGAGAAATGTCGAGTGATTCTAGTTTGTATAATAATAGACCAGGAGCTGGAACTTATTAGACAAACTTATTAGACAAACTTATTAGACAAACTTATTAGACAAACTTATTAGATATACTTATTAGATATGTATAAAATAAAAATTTATTCCATTAATATAACTGGAATAAATTTAAATGTCAGGAACTCAACCCGCGAATATGTTAAGAATAGAGATTGGAGAAAAAATAATTGATCCTTTAATAGAGGATCAATTAACATCTGACAATTTAACAACACTCGCGAACAAAAAAAAAGAATTATTACAACGAAGAGATGATAATAGTATAGATAAAAATTGGTTAGCAAACAACAGTTATAAAAATAGTGTTAAAAAAAATAATACAGAAGTTAAAATACTTACTAGAATTCTATCAGGAATAATTCAATTAACAGATGGCGCTTTAGCAAACAAAGGTAAAGTTGTTGAAGACACGAGAAGAAATGTTTTAACAAATTTGTTTCTTACATTAATAGATACCGATTCGCCAGATTTTAGTGTTGAAGACGCAGCTCACAAAAACGTTTTGTCCTATGCAGTATTAATAAAAATAACATATAACGACAGTAAAATTTTGGATAAAATATTAGAAAAAATTAAAACAGAAATCGGTATCCAAAACTCTTATATTTTTAATAGATTAAATACTATGATTAATGTGTTAGGTCGTGATTATTCAACACACGAAGAATATAAATCTGTTTTTCATCAATTATTAACTGCATTATTAAATAATTTACAAAAAATACCTATAGGAACTAAACTAGAGTGTATTTTAAATATAGTAAATAAGGGGTGGTTTGATGCAACTAAATTTGGCACCGATGGAGAATTTTTAAAGTTTGTGTTAGGATTACAACCCAACACTAATTTAGTGTCTCATGATAAAGGAATATTTTTAAAGGCTAAAGATGATATTGGTAAAGCATTAATCGAAAAAGGCGTTAGCACAAATCTCGTAAAATCAGTTGATTACCAAGGAATTCTACCTAACGTACATAGTTTATTAAAACAAAAAGAAAAAGCTGAAGCTGCTAAGAAAGCACAAGAAGAATTAGTGCGAAAAGAAAAAGAAGAAGTTGCTAAGAAACAACAAGAAGAACAATCGCGACAACAAAAAATAGCTGAAAACAACGCCAAAATAAAAATAATAACAGACGCACTTACTAAAACAGAAAAATATTCTCTTGCTGCTGATGAAAAATTAAGGAGAATTAATGCAATAGCTGCTACAGAGAACACTCAAGTAGAGGAAAAAGACATTGCGGAAATGCAAAGTTGGGTTAATGAAGTAGATGGATATAAATTAGTAACAGATCCTGAATTGGCTGATGTGCAAAAAGCATTTGATACATTAAATAAAGATACAAGCATTTTGACGCCAGAAGACTTAGCAAGGGTAACTGAATCATTTGAAGCTGTAAAAAAAGCATCTGCTAATGTTTCCAAAATCAATGTTGAAATGGAAAGTAAATTAGAAGATATAAAAAAATTAAAAATTATTCAGGAAGCTCATGTGAAAGCAATGAAATATGAAGAGGAAGCAGAAGAATTTAAAGACGCAGCTAACGGCGCAAACAATAATATTACTGATAACTTACAACTGTATAAAGCGACTACTTATTATGATGCTGCTAATTCTGCCGCTACAAAAGCAGAAGCGTCTGCAAATAAAGCAGAAGCGGAAGCTAAAAAAGCAAACGAAGCATTAGCAGCCGTAAAAAATCCATCTTTTAAAAATTCATTAGAAGCCGTAAATTTCGCACCTACTTCTTATAATAAAGCAAAAGAATTTGCTGAGGAAGCTAGAGGATTCGCTAACTCTGCCCATGATAAATTGGAAAAGATTAAAAAAGATGCTAATGAAAAGGCTTTGGCTGCTGAAAAAGCAAAACAAGAAGCTGCTGTTGCTGCTGAAAAAGCAAAACAAGAAGCTGTCGAAAAAGAAAAAAGAATTGCTGAAGAACAAAGAATTGCTGAACAACAAAGATTAGCGGAAGAAAAAAGAATTGCGGAAGAAAAAAGATTGGCAGAACAACAAAGAATTAAGAATGAAGAAGCAGAAAAACAAAGACTAGCAGAACAAAAACTGGCGAATGAAAAAGCTGCAAAAGAAAGATTAGCAGAACAACAAAGATTAGCAGAAAAAATAATTGCAGATGAAGAAGCAGAAAAACAAAGAGTAGCAGAACAAAAACAGGCGGATGAAAAAGCTGCAAAAGAAAAAGCAGAAGCTAATAAAAAAAAAATAGAAGATGCTATAAACAAAAATCACATAACAAAACAACGTGGAAATAAAGTATATTCAATAAAATATCAAGAAAATAGGGGACAATTTCAAGATGGAAAAAAAAGAAAAATTATTACGATGAATGGAATAGAATATTTTATATTAAAAGAGTTAATAGCCGAAACGGATGCGCCAATAGCAAAAGATACTGTTATTGTAACAATCGATGGAAAGCCTAGACATTTTAGATATACAAAAGGAAATGAAGATCCATTAAATATACCTAACGGCACAGAAAAATCATTTAAAATGGTAGAGTTTGAACCAGAACCACAAGAAAAGACAGTTGATCCAGAACAAAAGACAATTGGTGCTGGAAAAACTAAAAAAAGAAAAACCAGACAGAACCGTAAAAAAAGTAAATCAAAACGTAAATCAAGAAAAAAGAAGTGAATGGTTTACTTAGAAATTGGAAAGTTTAGCATTTCTAATAAACATTTTGCGGTTGATATTTATTTTTGAATCGTATAATTTTTATATATTTTATCGATAAATATATATAAGAAGATAGTAAAATGGGAGATACTAATGATCAGCAAAAAATAGAAGAAATTAATAATAAGATAGGAGCACTAAACAGTGAAATTGCTAATATAACAGCTGTCATAGATAAAAAAACCGAAGCATTAAATGCTAAAGAAGCAGAATTAGCTAAAGCTAATAGTGCTGGCGCTCCTTCTAGTCCAAGTGGTGCTAGTAGTCCAGGTGGTGCTGGTGGTGGCGCTAGTCCAAGTGGTGCTAGTAGTCCAAGTGGTCCTGGTGGCGGGTCTATAGATATTTCCGTGCTAACTCAAGAAATCAAAGATCTAACTCAAGAAATCCAAGTTCTAAATAAAGAAAAAGATAAAATAGATGCCGAAATTAAAACACAAGAACTTTTAAAAACTTCCACAATTCCACCAAACCCTGTCAGTATAATAGTTCCAGTTGAATCAACTGGGACGGGTTCTAATGGCACTGCAACAGCAACACCAAATAATACATACTCAGTAGAATACGACACTAAAAATAAAGTTGCAAATGTTACAACCCCAGATGGAAAAAACTATCTAGTAGGCGTGGCTTTAACTCTTGGAAAAGAACCGTCTATTTCAATTGTAAAGCCAGACGCAACTGCTGCGGCGACACAAGAAATAAAAAAACAAGTCGACGAACTTACAATGGAAAGTATAGAAGCTGGCATGGATGCATATAAAAAAAAACTTGAGGTAAAGTTGAAAACCGAATTGGGGTTAGCCGACGATGAGGATGTTCCAGAGTATTTAACAAATATACAACAACCAAATGATAAATTATTAGGCGATACCTATGAATTGATTATGCGTTGTGGATTACTTATTAAATTTCTTAATACTAAATTAACCGCGCCATTTTTAGGAAAACGTTCAGAAAGAAAAGTTCCAAACGCAAATATAAAAAGAGCATTGGATGCTTTATTGGATGTTTATGGAATAGCGGCCACGAAAGAATGGTTGACAGTAAAAAACACGTCAGGTTTGAAAAAGGGAGATGATAAAGATAAAGCATTGCCTATTGAGGCCACTAATGATGTTAACGACGTCCCTAAAGATAATATTTATTTTACTTATTTGAGAGAGCTCAATGATCTTTTGAAACTGAATTTAGAAACTGCTGTTAAAGCGAAAAAAGAAGCAGAATCAGCATACAACGAGACCAATAAACTAAAGACGGAAATAACAACAAAAGAGAAAGAAGAGAATGTTGCAAATATTACGTTAAGCACTAAAGAAAGAGAATTAAGGGCTGCAAATGATGAAGCAAGAAACCCACTTAAACCCAATGCAGCAAACATTGGGTCAACGGCAACCACTGGGTCAACGGCAAAAACGCCGGATGACAAAGCCCGAGATGCTGCCAATGTGGTAATTGCCACAACAGCTAGAGACACTGCGAAACAAAAAGCCACCACCGCTCAACAAGCAACAATAGCTGCCAAAACAGCTTTACAAGAAGCAAAAGATAAAGATACATCATACATCTCAACATTACAACAATCTTATAACGCATTTATTATTGAAGACACATACCTAAACCGATTTAATCAAAGCCAAACACAGAACTCCAATAGATTTGATGGTTTTATAACTCCGTTTGCTCAAATTATAATAGAATCTACATTAGTGTTTAAATCATACACAGAGGCAAATCTTAAAGGTGCGTGGCTTTTTAACAGCGCGAATCCAGTACCTCGTTGGACTCGTTCAAAAATATTTACAGATACTATTACCACTTTCCAAGCCCATAATGATTTTTTAATTTATTTAAATTTATATAAACATTTATTGGAACTAAAAAATCGGTATGAGGGAAAAGAAGATGCTAATGCTGATCCAAATGCTGGCAATAATAGCACTAATCCTGATCAAAATACTACCGCTACAATAGGTGGTAGATCAACCAGAAAAGAACATAGAAGATATTTAAAAAAGGAAAATAGACGAACAAACAAAAGACACCGTAGATCGTTCAGGCGAAAGTAATATTTATTTTATATTGAGTAAAAAAATCAATATAAAAATTAAACCATATACTATAAAAAAAGACAAACATTATGGATTCAATTAAAACCTATACCACAAATGCAGAATATCGCCAATGTCTCCGTGAAATTTTCAAGATGAACCCCGATATATGTGAGGCAAAGGTCACAGATACTGAAAAACATAATCAAGAAGCAATTGACGATGAAACCGCGGATGAAATGCGCTACGATAACGATGCCGTGGAAAAAATCATGGATCATGTTTATGAGAAAACAAAAAATCATCCTCTGTTCCAAGAATTATACAAAAAAGCAGCGGCAAAAATGATATCTTTAGATCCAGAAATCGGTCTTTGTATTTTGTTTTCCTATGATTTTTTGCTGCTTTTTCGAAATTGTTTAGACATATTTTTTGAATCGCCGCACGAGTTTAAAGCAGAAACCCCAGAATTTATAGCATTAATGACAAAACTTTAGGTTTTAGTTACAGTGGACAAAACAATATCGCATGTATATATAAATGTCATCGACGAGAGATAAAAATCAGCCTGGCGATTATGCCCAACAACAAAGTATAAATCATCGCATAGATAATTATATGACGTATATGAATTCTGCTCGTGCGAAATCATATACTAGCCATTTCCCTGGCGATGGATTGTTGATGGGAAAAATTGCGCGCGAATCCTTTTGCCATAATTACGTAGATGTGGAAACACAATTGTTTGGCATTAGTTCTAGTAATTTAGTAAAACCAACGCCGAAAGTGACGCCGCAATTGGATGTGCCGAAGAGTTTAAATGTGATTGATCGATTGCCTGTTTTGGTACCAGAACCATTGATAGTTGAGAAATATAATCGTCCTATGTATTTGAACTAATAAAGAGTTATCGCCTTTTTGCAGTAAATCGATTCATATTATATCGTTTTTTCTTAAACGTTATATTATCTGGTAATTTTGCGTGAACTCGGTTCAGTTCTTGTTTTTGAATATACAAAATGATGTCTTTTTTTGTTTCTAAATCAATATCTTCATGAAAAGACGCCGAAATTTCTTGTTCAAATTCTATTGGGTCGTCTATTTGTTGAATGTCTTCGCTTAAAGGCATAGCTTCACTTAAAGACACAGCTTCGCTCAAAGGCACAGCTTCGCTCAAAGGAATTGACAAATCTTCGTCTTCTTCTTCTAAAAGAATAAGTTCATTTTCTTGATCGTGATTTTTATTCAACAGGTTCAATAGATTATTCATTAAAAAATGATAGTTCCCTGAGGATTCTTGTTTTTCTGGCAAACTATCGCAATTTTCAAAATGGATATTTATTCTATCGTTATGGGGTTCAATGGTGCCGTCTTTTTTTATTTCTAATGGAAGTTTTATTGTTGCAAAAATATAATGATTCATTTCTTCTTTACAATACTGTTGTTATTTTTTTAAATATTTTACGCGCTAGTTAATTTGTGTATCAGTAGGGCCTACGCTAGGCGCTCTTTTGGTAGGAGGCGTTCCTTGGATAGCCGTACCGTCTAAAGCATCATTCTCTATATCAGCCAAGTTAAAGCGTGGGGACTCCGCATTGGTTGGGGACTCCGCATTGTTTGGGGATTTCGAATTAATGGGTAGGAAGCCAATTTTACTCTCATTAACTTTAGCATTCGTGCTAGGTAATTCAAAACCGACATTATCAAATGGTGAGGGACTTCTAGAACGATTGGGACTAGTGGGATTTGTACCTTTCTGTTTTTTTTCTTCAATAACGCGACCAATTCTAACGATTATTGTTTCTATACATTTCAAAGAATCTTCATCATTTCCATTTCTACATTTTACAATATTTTCTAATTCCTTATTTATTTCACCTAAATTGGGCGCGCCGCCGCGCTTAACACTGTCTGCATCACTAGATTCAACGCCATAAGCTTCATATATTTTTTGGAGAGCATTAATTATAAGTTGTTCAACTTTATAATAATCTTGTGTTCTTGCCCCCCCACTTTGTTTTTTTGTTAATTTATATTTTTTAAACACATTTTCAATAAATGATTTAGTTAGTTGCAATTTATTAATTATTTTTTTAAATGTAATTTGTCCAATACTACCCCTGGAATAGTTTCCAGAACTTATTTCATTGAAATTAAAATTAAAATTTTGAGATGATACTTGAATATCTTGAATTTTATCTAATTGATTTAATAGCATATGTTCTAAAATAAATATCTGCATTGCTTTATTAGAATAAACATTTAGTTCATCATCTTTAATAGATATACTAGGATCAGTATCACTTTGACTAGGATTATCAGCACCAGAACCAGATCCACTAGTATCACTTTGACTAGAATCATCACCAGAACCTTTGGTCTCATTTGTTACATCTAAAAATTCATCCAAGTATTCAACTTTGTTTTTATTTCCATCCAAATAATAAATTCTGTATTTACCAGGAAATCGTTTATCTATTTCACTAATAGAAAGTATTCCAACCTTATTCATTTTTTCTTCATTATAACCAGTTTTTGATTTTATTTTATCCCAACATAACTGGCGTCGGTCTATCATCTTTAGATCTATATTGCCTCTAGGTTTATAAGATAAATCGGCTTTATCTTTATCAGCGCCATTTGATTGGACACCGTCGCCAGTGCCGTTTGCTTTATCCGCAGGACATACCTCTTTTGTAAATTTATCTTTTGCTTTACCCCATAATTTACTAAAAGAATCGCCGATTCCTTTGCTCAACCCTTTCATCATATCTTCTATGGTGGGCATTTGATTTCTAACTGTTTCCACGACTAATGCAACAATAATTGCATTTAATTCATTTTGTTGATCACTAGTCAAATTTGCGATGTCAATGGTTTCGGGTGGTGGTTTTATTGAACTTGCATCAGCGCCTGTACCAGCACCAGCATCAGCGCCTGTTCCAGCTGCGCCAGCGTCTGTTCCTGTTCCTGTTCCTGTTCCTGTTCCTGTTCCTGTTCCTGTGCCTGTGCCTGTTCCTGTTCTTGGTGTTATAGGAGGAGTTGGAGGGTACAACGGGTTTTGGGATTTAATTTTTGCAGCACCTGATGTGGGTTTTCCAGGGGGTGGCCTTGGTAGAGGAGCTGATTTATCTTCTTCAATATATTCAAGAGGAACTGATTTAAGTGTAAAATTAACACCATTACCTAGATTATATGTCAAATCAACTGTGTCATCACCATTTTTATTACTAGATGAAATACTATTATTCAGCAGTTGTAATTTTAATTTTTCCAATAATTCAGTTTTATTGGAACGGAATTCATTGTTATCCTTTTCTGCTTTTGTGACACTACTAGAATACGCGCTAAAAAAACTTCCTATCGAGTTGTATTCCGCATCATTAAGTGAGTCCTCATTTTTGAAGAAGTCTAAAGTGCCTTTTTTTATTTTAAATTTATTTGTAGCAGGTTTAGTTTGTGATTTGTAATTTATTGCGACATTGTTTTGAGCGCCCTGTTTAGACAGTAAATAACCGTTTTTTATAAATTCATCTTTTAACGCTTGGTATGTCTTGCTTTTGGAATTTGATAAAATTTTCGCAACTGATATTTTGTCTTTTCTGTCAATAATATTTTTTAATATAGCATTGGTTTCAGTAAGATCGCCTTCAAAAATTTTTGTATAATCCGTTAAGGAATTAAAAAAAATTGTTAAACCATCTCGTATTTCAGTTTCGCCGCCTCCATGCATTATATATACATTTCCTCCACGCGCAATATTGCTTTCTTGCACTTTCTGGTATGCGTTTAAATAATAAAAATAGGTATTTAATATTGACTCAACTTCTATGGTGTCTTTAAAACACTCGACATAATAATCAAATTTCATATTAGAAGCTATTTTATTAAAAGTTCTGTTACTTTCATCTTTAATTATAGTTAACACGTCAATAAAATCTTGTTCAGTTGGTTCGTCGCTAATTTTATCAGATTCATCTCTTTTAATAAAAGCATCAATATCATTAAACATATCCAACAATTGTTTTTGAAGTCCACCCGATTCTAATCCAGTAAATTCATCATGTTGATCTCCTTTTAATACTAATTGTTTCATGTTGGCAGCGGTTACTTTTATCATAGGGTTTTCTGGGGTTGTTGAATTATAATTTGCTAACGTTTCGTCATATTTAGTGCGGCCGAGATAATATGTTCGCGCCGTGTTATAATATTCGTACGGATCAGCGCCTTCGCTAGTATTTTCAGGAACTAAATATGCTGCTGTGCAATCATCAGTGTCATTTTTCAAAACAGCATAAACTATATAAAATTTGTCGTTATATTGAACCTTGTATTTTGTAGTAAACATAGTCATTCCAATAACACATGATTCACCATTGTTTGCATCTACGGTTTGTGCGTCAATCGCTCCACTTGCTTTTACAAAATCCTTAACTTCATCCCATGCAAATTGATATTGATAGTCTTTGGGGTCATCGGTTTGGCCTATTTTTTTAGCAATGGGTTCGTAATGACCACTCGAATCTGACGATCCAGAACTGCTTTTAGATACAGTAGAATTTAAATAAATAAATAAAAACGGAAATTCTTTATTATTTTCTGGATTTAGTTTATTGGTTTCTGGTTTAGTTGGATCAAAAACGTGTGTCGCCCCATTTTGGTAAATTAATTGAAAATATTCTCCTTGTTGAAACATACCGCCACTTGCACTCATGCAAAAAATAATATTATATCCATATAGGTTACCAAGAACTTGTAAAAATGAATTATCAATTTGACTACCGTTTTCCCCCAAGCCTTTAAGCAGAGCTTGTCTTGTGTCCATGGGTAAAGCGCTACTCTCTATTTTTTCTTTAAAAATATTCGTTCTACAATGTTCTGCTATTAATGCGCGGCAAACAGTATTCGCACTTCTATATGTTTCACTAACCAATGTTAAAAACGAATGAATTATGCAATTCATTCCCGAACCACTGGCTGTTAATTTTTTATAATTATGTTTCGTCAAAAAATCAATATATTTATTTTTTTTGTTTTCCGAATTAAAATCGCTTTCTGTAATTTTTCCCGAATACATGTCGTTTTTTTTACATTTGTTTTCAGCAAAATCGGCGATTTGTTCTTCTAGGTACTTTAAATTGGTTTCACCTACTTTTTTTCTTTCCGCCATATCGTTTTTATCATCAATAACTGCAGCTTCTTCTTCACTCGGTTCTATGCCCTGGTAACAATCTAATAAAAAATATTTTAAAAAATTTACTCGAGGTATAACATAATATAAAAGGCTAGGATTTATTTTATTAAACCGTGATAAAGTATCTGCAACTAATCTAAGCAAATCGATTTCCTGCCAAACATCCAAAATTATGACATTTTGAATTATGACATTTTGATTAATGAAATCGATTAGGTTAGTAACTATATAATTATATAAAGCATACGGGGTCTCTGGATCGTCGTCATTGTCTGTGCTCGATAATAAATGCAAAGCCATATTCAAATACTTCATATTTTCATCATTGTTTTTTAATATATATGTATCTATTACATCTTTCAAACATAAACCCAAAAACTCTTTTTTAACAGTGTCTGTAAAAATTAATTTTATTGCACGAACAAGATCCAACGCCGTTTCACTTGGTATGTATGAATTGTAATCGTCGTTTGGGTATGACGCTTTGATTTTGTTACCCCAAACGTCTGTATCGCCCATATAGACAACGTCCATTAATACAACCGCATCCATGAAGTTACCTGGCGCACCAATGTCGCCTATTGCTTTAGTTTCGGGTTTAATTCTATACATCCATGCTGAAATTTTTCCTGACCACAACTCAATGCTATTTCTAAGACGTTGATAAGTATTCCCATCATTTTTTTTGCCAAGAAAACCTTCCATATATTCTTTAACTAATTCATAATCTTTTTTTTCTGATTGTATTGGATCCATTTATTAATATTAATTACTATATCATACGTATATAAATATATTTATGATATTTTTATTCGAATAGAATAATGGTTACTAAACTACAACAATATCTTCATATTCGCCAATATCTTTTGGCAATTCACTATTAGCGATTTTGCATACTGTTTCTGTAGTATTAAATTTCGCAATTCTATCTAAAAATTCCAAAGTACCAATTGCCGAAGCATCATTGTTATTATCTATCAGTGCTAAAAATTTGGAAACAAGTGTTTTAAAATTAGCATATCTAAAACCATCAGTATTTTTTTTAAAAGAATCAAATGGTTTTTGTAATGCTTTAAATTCATCACTTTCTATTATTCCAGCTAACTTATTAACTGGTCCATTAGATGTTTGATCGATGTAGTCATTTTGTAATTTTGTTATCAAAGCCTCTAACAAATCAATAAAATTCTTCTTTTTGGTATTTTCTATTTGATCATCTAAATCATAATAAAATAACTGTTTTATGTCATGTATATCAATATAAGGCACTGGTGGTGGATTGTTCGCGCCTTGCGAGACATTAAACACACAAAACACACCCACAATAATTTTCTTATACATTTCAACCAGTGTGACATCAGTTTTATTACCATAAACTGTTTCGCAAATTTTATCAAATATTATAGAGGAAGAACTATCACTAGATGAAGTTTCCTTTAATGCAAAGCAATCTTTATTGTTTGGACAATAGGTATCTATACAACTTTCAATATACTGGGGAGATATGTTCATTACGCCTCTGTTTTTTTCCAATAATATTTTTTTTATTACAGATCGAACCTCCCTCAATGAGTTATTTATAAAAATACCTTCATTTGTGCGAGACGCACAGATTGGTTTTATCGTATCTAATTTACAAGCTCGCGTTATTAAAATTTGCTTTAATGGTTCTACTAAACGCAATAGTTGGGGTTTTGTCTTCTCAAAACCCTTTTTCACTGCATCGATTGCACTGTTTAATAGTACTAAAATTTGAGGATCAGTTAATTCGTATTCTTTTCCATATAGACCTAAAAGGATACCTAGAAATTTGTTGTCATCGTAAAATTTTGCAATTTGTGAAATAATGTCTTTTAATTTAACATTTATCTGCTCATCTGCTACAGTTATATAATTCATTTCTGTATCTGCCACAAATCTAGAGTCAGTAATACATAGTGCTAATTGGTTTTCCATGTTTTGTTTTCCTGACACGTAATTTGCTTTTTCATTGGTAAGCTTATCCAAAGTGGCAAAATCATTTGTCGCCTCTTCAAAAATAAAGGTCAATCTATTTAAATCCTTCTGTGACAAATCTTTATCATTTCGTAATACCGATTTAACTGTTTTATTTTGTACATCTGTCCTACCCTTTAAATTTGATAGGTCTTTTGTAGATTCGTCTTTTCTTCTAGATTCGTCTTTTCTTCTTAATATACTTCGCAAATTTTTAAATTGATTGTCATCATTATTATTGAAAATTAATGTATGTGCTTCTAATTTTTTGTTAATATTTTTTATAGCGTCATTATATTGTGTTTCTTTATAAAAATGTTCTTTTTTAAAATTTTGCACCACATCTAATTTTTCTAAAACTGTTTCGCTAAAAGCCCTCTCCTTTAAAAATGCATATATTTCGTTTAATTTTCCTTGAAAGCCACTCGACAAATTTGTATATGCAAGATCTATTTGAGCACCGCTTGAATTTTTATCTAATCCAAAATAGCTTAATATTGCCGCAATGTGGTTTTTTACAATCGTTTGATCACGATCTTTATATCCTGCCTCTTCTAAAACAACATTTATCACTGGATCATTTAATCTAAAAACATCATGTGGATCTTTTATTGCGTTTTCGCAAGTTTTATCTTTAAGTATTTCCCCACCAATTTGTGCAAGTGAACCTCCAATAGATGTACTTGGGAAATTTGGGATATCGGTTTCTTCATTGGGATCTGTTTCAGCTCCTAATAATTCTCCAGAATAATAAGTTTCAGGTTCTTTTGTATTTACTCTTTTCACATTTAAAAAATTAATAAGTGTATTTTCGTCTGCGCAATTGAATTTGTTTTCTACGCCTGCGAAATCACCTACAATTAGCCATTTTGCAGTATTATCGCCTTGTTTTTCAAATTTAACAAAAACCAAAACGTGACTTCTACTACTTTGTGGATTGTTTGTAGTAGCTTTAACAAATCTATCTGTATCAATTAAATGCACAAGTATTTCGCCCATGTCTGTTCCCAAAGCAAATGATTTAGTTTTTGATAAACTATTTATACCGTCTAATGGCCTTGTTCTATACGGATGTTTATTTTTATATGGAGTTTCTTCTTTAAGTTTAATGACTCCGTTTTCATAATTAAAAACAAACTTTTCGCTTTCAATAGTTTTTTTTGTGTCTTTTCCTATTACGTAAAATTCAAAAGCATTCGCAGTAACATTAGTATACCCACCGCCTTGACAAATACGATTACACAATTCTATCAATATACCATTCTCGGGAGGTTTATCTTTTGGTGTAAAATAAATTAATGTTGAAGTTTTGCCAGCGCCACTTGCGCCATATCCTAACAAAAATACAGGATTTCCAGCAATTACTTTATTGACAACTATATCCATTTCTTCCGAAATTTGTTTGTTTTTTTTTGTTTGTAAAAATACGTTTGTGAATCTACCGAAAAAATAATAATGTTTATAAAAAGCATTAATAAATTTTGTTTCTTTTAAATATGGATTCTCTCGAGAATCTGTATTAAAAGCAGTACCGTATCGACTAACAAAGTCATCAGTTACATTGTTATTATTTTCATAATATTTTATATTATCATCGTTGTATTTTACAATAATAGTATCCACTGGATCTTTCCTATGCATTACATTAAATCTAACGTTATATTTCTCCAAATCGTTGCTGCGTATTTTTAAGAACGTTAGTATGTTGTCTTGAGCTTTTTCTTTTACTAATTCATCTACTCTTTTATAAAAAGGTTGGTTTGCTGCTGTATTAGCAAAGACTAATTCTTTAAACAAATTTATAAAATTTAATTTTTCTGTATCTAAATATTCATGCATATTAAATAAAAACGCTTTTATAACTAAATCTATTTGTTGTCGAGGAACCCCGTTTTTCACCATGTCGTCTTCTTCTTTTAAAAATGTATCAAATGCAGAAATAAATCTTGAAATGTATAAATAGGTACTATTGCCTATTTCTGTACCAATAATTTTATAATAAGTTTGCGTATCAGAATTCATATCATGTTTAATTTTATCTACATATTTTGAAATAGTTTCATTATAAATAGTTTGTCTATCATTAAAATTTAAATAAAAAAAATCTGAATATAAACTAACATTGAAAATAGTTTCTGCGCTGTAATTAAATTGTACATCGACTAATTGTGTTAAATCAATAGAATTTAATTTAAAAATAATAGGTATTCTAATAATGTGATTCGCAGTAACAGAAAAATATTTTATTACTCCCTCTAAATCATCTTCGTTAGGCACAACTACTTTAGCATCTATTAACAATGCATCTCTTAATTTTGTAATGTTGTCTATAATAGTTTTTAAAGAAGTCATTAGCTCGTGTTGAATGCGAACCAATCTATCCTTTTTATGTTGTTGGCGTTGTTTTTCGTCTTTTTCTTCAAGGACGAGTTTTTCGTCTTCGATCGCAACATTTTTTAATATTTCTTTGAGAAATTTTTCTTCTTCTGCTTTTTTGAGCAATGCTTGTTTTAAATTTTCAGCCATTAGCTGTTCCTTCGCCACGTCCTTTCTCCCCTTATCACGTTCACTGGTTTTTTCAAAACCTTTCACCTTATCTTTAATATTCTCCCACTCACCTGTAATGGTGTAAGAATTGTATCCGTCGTCGTGGTTAATAGTATATTTTTTTTTTTCTTTTGGAACAAAAACAAATTCAAAATATTCGCTCATAAACATAGTACTTTCAAAAACTTTTATATTATCATTCACTTGTTTTGGAACAATTTGAAAAATGTCTTTTTTATCTTTTTTATCTTCAAAATTTTCATAGATTGTAATGTAATAAACAGGGCCCGTTAATGTTATTTTTTTATCGTCTCTAGTTATCTTTTCGCACATAAACACACGTTTTACTTCTAAATTATTATCAAGATCTAATTCAAATAATTTTTCCATTACAATCAATTTACAGTATAATTAGAAAAATATACTATTAAACAATATTACATGTTTATGTAGTTTACTCATTTGAACATTTATGGTGACGGTGGTGGTGTCCCTTGTGGTGTCCCTGGTGGCGTTGTTCGCGAAGCTATTGTTACAGCTGAATTTACACTACTACCAGCACCTCCAGCAGGACCAATGCCACCGCCACCTGCTACTGGAGGACCACCAGTACTAGCATTTCCGAATGACGATATACTACTCTTTCCTGATTCAGAACTATCATTACCACTATCACTACCACTATCATTATCACTATCACTGTCATCATTATTTTCAGCAATTTCTTCAGCAATGTTTCTTTTAGTAAACTTTGGATATGCTGTAAAATTACCCATATTTCCTTGGTAAATCGTTGCACCGTTGGCTTTAATCGTTGTTGTGATATTTGGACTTAACCTTACCACAATATCATTATTTCTATCATTCTTCCGCCCATCGTTTATATCAAAATTTCTATTTATAGAAATTGCAGTAAATCGATTTTCATAAAGAATATCTTTTATAGAGTTGCCGTCATCGCCTAGAGAAAATAATTCAACCAAGCCAGAAGAACCATATACTTTTTTATTTTCATATAACATGACATCATCTTCTTGGATAGAATATAAATAATATTTACTCGAATTTGCTACTCCCACTGTTTTAAAAGTAACTACTACGCCCTTATTTTGAGACATTTATTATAATATATCCATATAAACATCTATATCGTTCATCCTAAATAAAATTTATATCCATAAATAAAAATGGCTAAAAAAAACACTGTATTATTAATTGAACCAAGAATATTTGATTATTTACCAAATATAATACGGAACGCTCAAGAAATATTAGGAGATTCGTGGAATTATGTATTTTTATGTGGAAAGGGTAAAATGGGGCATTGGTCAAATGTATTTGATTTTGGAACAAATAAAAATGCAATGGATTTTGGAACTGTGCAAATTCGCGAATTGCCCGTTGAGAATTTCGAAGAACCGCGCCAATTTAACGATTTTCTTAAATCCAAATCCTTATGGCAATCATTAGAAGGGGATTTTGTATTAACTATACAAAGCGATACATGGTTAATGAAAGATCCTAAATATACGATTGATTATTTTATAAATATGAATAAAACATTCATTGGTGGGAATTGTAATTATCGATGGAATGAATGCATACGTGAAGACGTAATATTTGAATATCCCAATTTTAATGGTGGACTTTCCCTAAGAAAGCGCCAGGATTTAATAAAAATTCTAGATATCTTTCCACCAGAACCTACTGGAGAATATTGGTACGATTCCAATAAAATAGAAACCGACGCAGAAGATGTATATTTTGTATTATGTGCTAATAAATTGGGTTTAGAAATAGGAAATACGGAAGAATGTAGTCATTTTGCGGTGCATTCCTATTATGTAGACGGTTTTTTTGGAATTCATAATCCCTATGCCGAAGAAACGAAAGAATTCCTGAAAACAAATCACCCAGAATTGATGGGATTAAACCCTGGACTGAAATTATACACCCTTGCCGATAAATGAATTAAGGCAAATCTCCACAAGGAACGTTGGAGATTTGTCCCATTTTAAATCTTCATCGGTGTAAAAATCTCCCGAATATATAACAAAAAGGCATGGATCCATATCAAAAAGAATTATTTTCAAAAGAAAATTTAGATCCGTATAGAAATGATCCACGAATACAATCATCGTTAAATGGCATGACTATATTAAATTGTGATGAATTTTTACAATGGTATAATTTTTCTACTGCTACGCGAAGTCCAAAAACGGATAAAGAAATGGTCATTAATCTCCAATATGAATTGTTGGATAATATGCCTGACGAAGCATGCGGTGGAAAGATAGGACGAGATTATGGAACGAAAGCAATTATAAACATGGTAAAACCAAAATTCGATGTTTTATTTATTTTAGCGCCGAAACATTATATACTAAAAACACAAGAGCGTGGTAGTGAAACAAAAACAGCATTAAAATGGAAAATAAAACACATTTTGGGATTCATTGTAGTAGAGAAAGGTGAATGTAAAAAGTTGCCGAATACATATAGTGTAAATTTGATTTGCGCAAGGGCGAATCCTGACTATAAAAATTTAACCAAAATAAGAAAGGATGTGTATAAACGAGAAAAAGCTAGGGCAGCTCTATTGATGGGTGGATATTTATATTGTGCAAAAAAATTATATGAGGAGAAACCATTGCCACAGCAAACGCTAGCTCTACCACCAGGACTAAGTCCGCCACCAGGACTAAGTCCGCCACCAGGACTAAGTCCGCCAGCAGGACTAAGACAATTAACGCAACAACAAGGATTAGCATCAAAAGATCAAACTATGGGAATATTAGAATTGGCAAGTGGATATGCAAATGTCACTGGATTCATATCTTATTCTAAAATGGGCTTTGTAAAAAACTTTGATTTGTTTAGTTCTCAATGCTTTAGTGATTATGGTAATCTTCCAATGTCCGTAGACCTAACATCGATGTCTGGCGACAGAATAATTGGATTAGCTAGTGGAACTGAAACATTAACTGATTTTGGCAGCGACAATAATTATATGAAATTAAAACCAAAAACAGAACGACAATTTGCTATACAAAAAGAAATCGGGCATTTATTTAATTTAATTTATCAAATAGAATATGTTTTTACAACAACTTTCAGGTTAGATCGCGCAGAAGCAAAGATTATTGATCAGTTTGATAGAGAATTTTACCAATATCAATTGGATAATGATTATGAAACGACAGATCCAGAATTAGATGATTATTTACATTATTTTAATCATAGGATTAAAGAACTAATTTTTCATTTTAATGCGAAGACGCCGAGCAAAACGTTAAGAAGTCACAAATCTTTATCCGTACAAAGAAAAAAACATAGCACAACATCAAAACGTCTACGTACAGTATAAAAATAATGTTAAAAACAGTATAAATATATTGATTATTTATTTAATATATTTATAATGGAAGTATCAAAACTTTGTATTTTTATAGCTTCTCATATTTCCAATCCTAAGCGCATTGTGTATTTACAAGAATGTCTTTTATCACTGGTTCATCAAACCATTCCCATAACTATTTATTTATCTATTTCTTTTGAAACAAAGGAATTGCGTGACCAATTAGAAAACGTGATTGCATCATCGCGAGAAATCATGGCCTCACAAAAACTAGAATTGCGAATTCGAGAACAAAAAACACCACAAATGCGACATATAAAACTATTATATGAAGAAATAGCACTAAATTGTCGACATGAATGGATTATGTTTTGCGACGATGACGATACATATAAACCAGAAAGAGTATATAAAATCGGTAGTTTATTAGCAAGCAGTTTTACATTAAAAATAGAGACTGGGCAGATGATAGTTGGTGTATACGAAAGTACATTTGGAAAAGATCATAGAGAACATCGTCATGAATTTTGGTGTTATTGTGTACACCGTGAAATATTAGGTCGTTTTTTAACAAAAATAGAACCATTTCCAGATGTTCTCGATAATAAATGTTGCGATGTACTTTTTGCAGAATATTTGCGTAGATCGAACCAGAATTTATTATTTCTTAGACTCGAAGACCCTTGTTATAATTATAGAGTAGATGATAATAATGATAGTATTACTGGGTTTATAAAAACAAATCAGCATCATTATTCGGTAAGGTCCATTCCGCCACCAGAGGGCGATCCATCTTGGCCAGATTATGTTCTCGATTGGAATGATTATTTGTATGAAAATATGCATGTTTTTTTGCATGATGTTTATTTGAGAACTATAGTAGGCTGTAATTTGGAATTTATTTTAGAACAAGAATTTCGTGCCAATGTACCACTTTTGCCATATGTAGATGAATCTCATTATACAAAAATTAAAGCATTACATGAACGAGTGCAGATGGCGTGTAATTTTATTTATGATATACCCATTCGATAGATTGAAAATGCAAAAAAGTAAAAAGGTGAAAAATTGAATAATAAATGTCAAATAAAATGATGAACAACAGACACAAATGAAAAACACACAAAGGTATATTATGACTCCTATTCGCCCTAGGTATCATCTTACGTTTGATGTAGAAACAACAGGAAAGTTACCAAAGATTGTTCGTGGGCAACCACCTCCGCCAATTACAGATTATCCTCATATTTTGCAACTTAGTTATTTGGTGTATGATTTGTTTGATAATAAAGTAGTCGATCATTTTGATAGTTATGTGAATGTTTCTCAAAATGTAGAAATTAATGAGTTTATCCAGAATTTTACAGGAATTACGCGTGAGAAATGCAATGGTGGCGCGTCGATTATTGATATTTTGGACCGATTTTATGAAGCCTATGTTACATGTGATGTTCTTGTCTCACATAACATAGAATTTGATACAAAGATGTTGGAAGTGGAATTGGAGAGAAATCGAAAGGAAATTTTGGAAAAGGTGCCGTATTGTACAACCATTTGTAGTGATATATTTGAGAAGGTAAAGGGAATTGAGAGGTATTGCACAATGAAACGTGGTGTTAATATCTGTGAAGTATATTTTACACAAACGCAGGAAGAAATTGCGGCAGGAAAGACTCTGCGAAAGAAGTGGCCGACGTTGGTAGAACTATACAAAACAATGTTTAATGAAACGCCTGAGAATATGCATAATTCTATGGCGGATGCTTTAGCCTGTGCAAGGTGTTATTTGAAAATGCGTCATGGATATGATGGACCATTATCGATTTAAAATATAGACTAGCATATTTAGTAATATTATTTTTTCATAAAAAATATGTCAATAATATATAACGTAAATATGCCACCTAAAAAACAACGAAAAGGAAAAGGAAAAAGTAAACCAATAATAGAACTAGAAGAAGGAGAGGAAATTGATACTACGTCTGGATCTCAAGGGTCACAAGGTTCTCAGGGGTCACTACCTAATATTCCAAGACAAGGGTCTGGTTCATCTTTTCATCAAGGTCAACCTCAACTTCCAGTACAAAGAAGAAGGGTTGTTATGCATGGTCCTTCGGGTCCTGGTGCTGGAGGTGGACCTAGTGCGGGTGGCGGAAGCTGCCGCACAGGAGACGATGCTTGGATTCGCCAAGAAGCGAATAGATTAAGAGCAAATGCACAACAAAATGCAAGAAATTTGATACAACCTCCACAACACCCAGGAGTTTCTTTGGCGGAATTTGAAGCCGCTAAAAAAAGACATATTGAATTATTAACTAAACATATGGAATTATTAACTATTAAAAGGCAATTGCAAACAGGAATAGAAGAAAGTGAAGATGAACAGGCTAGAGAAAATCAAAGAACAAAAGCTAGAGCCGAAAGAGAAAGTATTCGTGCTCAATTAAATGCTCCACCAACAACAATGAATACAACTGACATGTATAAACTTCGATCAAAAAGAATAGATATTTTAAAAAGACTTATCGATGAACGATTAAAGAGAATAAAAATATATAAAACAGGAGCACCTATTAATTCTAGAAATAGAGCTTTGGTGTGGGGCGATCCCGAAAAACCAGTTGTATTAACTAAAACAATATTAGACACTGTGACCGCGGGCGCCACACCTAACAATTTTTTTCTTCATATTGATGAATTTGTAGAAATGTTAGAAGCGGAAGTTCGCGATGTTACTATGAATCGTGAAGCTGAAACGCCGCTATTAAATTGGGTAAGAAGTTTTCAAGGAAAAGTTGGTGAAATCACTGTAAGTGATCCAGCTGACATAAGTAACTTCAAAGAATTAAAAGAGTTAGATAAACAATTAAAAGCCGTGACATTAGAAATAAAAACTAGTTGCATTGATCCCGAATTAGATAAACCACCAAAAAGTATGTTTCAACGAATGCATGAGAAAGTAGTGCGAGCATTAAAACGTACAACTCATATGGAAGTTTTTACTAGAGAAAGTGCACTGCTTACACATGATATGTGGAATATGTATATAGATGTATACTCTTTTTTTGGGCAAGATGTAGGGGCTCGCATTGACACATTTGATCAAATGATGCAATTGACGAATAAAATAGAATCATTGTTTATTGCTATTTTAGAAAGCTTAATACTTATTTGTGGAACTATATCTTTAATGAATGGTAATTATCAAATGCGATATATGGAGATTATTCGTGCGGTACAACCATTAACTGATACAATTTTAGTAGCTACATTTTCTCCATTGTTGGGTAATATTGTTGGTGAATTATTAAGCGAAAGTTGTACATTAGCATCAAAAACATTTACTACTGGCGCTAACTTGAAAAGCGCTTGTATAGATCATTTTAATCTATTAAAAGAAAACATGCATATTGTGATAGATGAACTTTTTGGTCGAGATACTGAACGTCGATTATTTTATGAAGCTCTTGAATTAAAAGGTGATTTAGTATCAGCGTTCCCAGTATCTAAAGCAGAACTTCAAAGAAAAGCAAGGGGTGAACAAAAGTCGGCAGAATCGATGTGGGACGATTCACAGGATTATAGAGAAACCATGTTGGCAAGCATGGGCGCATTTGGAAGTCAAGAATCTAGTTATTCTGTCCAAGAACTTAATACAAGAAAAAGGAAACGGCGGTCATCTGGCGCAGGCGGAAGAAGTGGACGCGGCGGCTCAAGAAGAACTAGAAAACATCGTTAGAATTATTTGTTTATGTATTTATAAAAAAATACATAAACTATAAAAAAAAAAGACCTACGCACTACACATCTCACATATTTCTTCATTTTCTTCGTACATATTTCCACTACTATCTTTCTTCTCTGGTTCAATTGTAAACTGCTGCGCCTGATGCCTTCCTCTGCGTCTCAAATAATAAATCCCCGTTTTAAGTCCCTTTGACCATGAATAAAAGTGCATGGATGTCAAACTACTATAATTAGGATCTTCCAACCATAAATTCAAACTTTGACTCTGGCATACATATATTCCTCTGTCTGCTGCCATATCAATAAGCGCCCGCATTGGAATCTCCCACACCGTCTTATACTTTTCTCTAATTTCTATAGGAATAGTCTCAATATGTTGAACAGAGCCATGATTTGCAATAATATTATTTTTAATCTTTTCATTCCATAAATCGAGCTTGATCAAATCATTCATCAAATATTTATTGGCCAAAATAAATTCACCTGCCAAAGTACGACGATTATAAATATTCGAGGTAATGGGTTCAATACATTCATTGAACCCGAGAATCTGTGAAGTCGATGCGGTAGGCATGGGTGCCAAAAGAAGTGAATTACGTAGTCCATTTTCCACAACCTTTGCTTTTAGCGCGGTCCAATTATACCTATCGTTTGAATGATCAATTTCACTAATTCCTTTGTCCGCTTCGCTTTTCCACAAATCAAATTGCAAGAGCCCCTGTGATGCGGGCGAACCTTGAAACGTTTCATAAGGTCCCTCTGTAATAGCCATTTCGCATGACTGTTCCACTGCCCCATGATAAATTGTTTCGAAAATGTCTTTGTTAATCTGTCTGGCTGCATCGCTCGCGAAAGGTAAACCCAAAATCATAAAGACATCCGCCAATCCTTGAATTCCAATACCGATAGGTCTATGGCGCTGGTTACTAGTGCGAGTTTTTTCTGTAGGATAAAAATTCACGTCAATGATTTTATTCAAATTGTAAGTAACAATTTTCGCAACATGGTGCAACTTTTCGTAATCGAAAAATGGATTGGCAGGATCTTCGGTATTTATAAAAGTTGGTAGTGCGATACTTGCTAGATTACACACTGCAGTCTCAATTTCATTGGAGTACTGCACGACTTCCGCGCAGAGATTTGAGGATTTTATTGTTCCCAAATTTTTCTGGTTTGACTTTTTATTACATGCGTCTTTATACAATAAATATGGAGTACCAGTTTCCATCTGCGCGTCCAAAATTTGAAACCATAGTTCACGTGCTTTCATCGTCTTTCTGCCCTTTCCAGAATTTTCATAGCTGGTATACAACTCCACGAATTCTTCACCATAAACATCAGCTAGCCCTTGGCATTCGTCAGGGCACATAAGCGTCCATTGCGAATCAGCCTTAACGCGTTCCATAAACAAATCGGGCATCCATATTGCATAAAACAAATCACGCGCCTTTAACTCTTCGTCGCCATGGTTTTTACGCATTTGTAAGAACACTTCTATGTCAGCATGCCATGGCTCCAAATAAATAGCAAAACTTCCATTTCGCTTACCACCTTGATTTACAAATTTCGCAGTGTTATTAAAAACGCGCAACATGGGACAAATTCCCGAAGATTCGCCATTGGTTCCGCGAATTTTACTACCCGATGCTCTTATATTATGAATATGTAGTCCAATTCCACCCGCCCATTTCGAAATCAACGCGCAATCTGTCAATGTATTATAAATACCTTCCATGCTATCACTCTCCATGGCCAGCAAAAAGCACGAACTAAGTTGAGGGTATAGTGTACCAGCATTGAAAAGTGTTGGAGTTGCATGAGTGAAATACTTTTGAGACATAAATTCATATGTTTCCTTAATCCTTTCGATGTTTGAACCATGAATTCCAACGGCAACGCGCAACCACATATGCTGCGGACGTTCAACGATCTTACCATTAATCTTTATCAAATATGCACGATCTAGTGTTTTAAATCCAAAATATTCAATTAAATAATCACGCTCATAATCACAAAGCGAATCAAACTCAGCAGAATATTGGTTGACAATTTCAATAAACTCTTTTGTGACGATGGGCGAATGCTTTCCTCCAACGTCTGTATTGTTGTGTAATTGATTCATAACCTCGCTAAAACTAGCAGTCGTGTTCTTATGATGATTGGAAACTGTAATACGCCCCGCCAAAACGTTATAATCTGGATGAATGGACGACATGGAGGCACATTGTTCTGCGGAAAGTTCGTCAATTTTTGTTGTTGAAATTCCACTATACAATTGATCAATAACTTTCATGACAAGAGTTGTATAATTAATTTTTATATTGGCTTCTTGGCCGAGCGTTTTAATACGCTTTAAAATCTTATCAAATGAAACTATTTCTTGTTGTCCGTTACGCTTGGTTACAAACATTTCGTCCTCGTCCACAAAACTATTGGACCGATCATTTTTTCTTGGACTTTCCATTTCCTCTTTAATAAAATATGTAAAAATATATCTATATCATTTTGCATAATATTTACTAAAATATTATACAATAAATTTTAAAAATCATTCATATTCCAAAACGCATCAGGAAACCTTTGTGCCGCCTCTTGATATACTACTACTGCGTCTGGATAAAGTGTCGCATCGATTTGTCCAGCAAATCGCCAATTACTATATACAACTTTTAATAATCTTTCATTAAATTCTTGAAGATCTTCTGGTTTTGACGAATCTAATAAAAAATGTTTATATTCGCCGTTATCCTGTGTTTCCCATTCAACTACAACCATGTCCATAACATTTTCACTTTCGTATGAAAAATCATATTTATCCATGCTTGTTTCATTGGTCATAAAATAATGAGCTATCCAAAAAAAGGTTGTTGATATTCCTTCTGTTTTCATGAGTTGATAGATTCGATAATCCTTTACTAAAAACCGATTTAACATTCTATGAAGTGGCATTTCTCGAACAAAAATAAGTTCATAATCATCGTTAGTTATGTCGGCATCTTCCATGTTTATCGTATCTCCTTGTGTTCTAAATTCACGTATCATAGGGATGGATATTCTTTTATCTAATGGTTCTCCATTTTCATTTTTTGGGCAGTGTAAATATTTATAGAATCTTAAAAGATAATATACATTATCAAAATATGGTTTTAATTCCTGTTTTCGTGTTTTTAAATTTGTACGATAACTATCGTTTGCAGGAAAATGTACGAAATCGGCTTTTTTATTTACAATATAACGAACATGAAAATCACTTTCTAAATAATGCCGAATAACACGCGCAAGTTCTTCATAAACATCATCTGTAATTTGTTTTGTAGGATCGCCAGTGCCATCAAAAGAATGATCAAACGGGTCATAGATTATTCGATCTAAATATACTAAAAGTGTTTTTATTTGTTGTATCGGAATTGGCTGCCAAGGTGACTTGAATAATTTATACACATATTCTCTTGCAAGTTTACATATGCGATTTATTTTATTGTGCGCATTATCATGTATCCCTTCGGGATAAGGACCGAAAAAAAATAATAAACGATCACTTGGTGGTAAGAATGGGAACGTTTGTTTTGCAATATCGTTTGGCACTCGCGTAAATGCATTTAATCCTGTACGTGTTTTTTTTGATTCTTCAAGCTTTGGTTTTGTGCTTCCTGGCACCCATTTTGGCAACCAAGCTCGTGGTGAACTTTCTAATTCTTCTACTTCTCTTTTTCTTTTTTGTAACAACTCTTCTATTTCTGCATCATGGTGAGGGGCATTTAGTGTTGCAGATTTTATAGGTTTGATAGGCATAGGTTTTTGAAAAAAATAGGGTTTTGTGTAGTTTTTTTCCTTATATTCTTCTAGATTTCTATATGTTGGTGACTTTATCCTAGATTTTTTTGTGGAAGCATTTGTTGGCGATTCTTCACTAGACTTCTTAACGCCACCACGTATCTTTCTTCTAGTCTTTTTACCTTTCTTTTTTTTGTATGTTTTAACCATTCTTTTATATAATATTCATACATTTTTGAATCTATGAATATTACCACCTATTTTTTAGCAGTCTTTTTTCCTGTTCTCTTTTTACTTTTTCTAGAGCTTTTGGATTTCTTTTTTCCACCACGACCAGCGCCCATTTGTTGTTGAGTGCCTTGTTGTTGGACTGTAGGTTGGACTGGAGGTTGGCCTTGTTGAGTTGGGGGTTTAGTTCCTCGAGAAAATAGAGAACTTAATAGTGTTGTGTTTTGCGGATTTGATGGATTTGATGGATTCGACGCAGACTGACCCATTTTATAAACAAATACTATATTCTATCCAGATAAAAAAACTAACTATCTAATTTCACTAAACATATTGCGTTAGTCAATGGCATATTTTTAATGACATAAGAATTCGACGCATCCTGACCAACAAATTGTGGTTTTCCACCGCGCTTTTTCGAGGATCTATGTTCATAGCCATCGACACGGTCTTTTAAAATAATATCCCAAACCGCTTTAATTTTAGGGAGCGCGGCATCAAACCAAAAACGATTGCGTGGAATATAAACACAAGAAAATTCTTCTAAATACCAATAAATAGTTCTAAATAATACTAAATTGTTTACACGCTCTATTTTTTTTTGTTCGATTATCCATTCTTCTATCGATTCAATTTGCCATTCATCTACTGAATCACTGGGCATAGACCCACTTCGTATAGGCCCACTTCGTATTGGCATATACCTATACACAGGCATCGAGTTTTTATTCGCCATACCAAACCCGTTAGGCTTTTCTATAAAATGTAAAATAATTCCTTTATATTCACGTGTAGTATCAGTATGAAAATCATTTTCATCTTCATATTCTTTAAACCTCGTCTCAACGAAATCACATTCGTCTAAATTACATACCTCCATCTGCATTTGTGTTTGCACCCAATATTCCTCTTTGGGAATACCAGTAATATCACGATTTACTATATTTTTTATTTCTAACATTCTACCATAACGACTGCAGTCAGGATCAATGTTAATACCATCTGGTGATGCGCCAATAAAAGGATAATCTGGATGTGGGATACATCCAAAATCGCCAATTTTTGTTTCAAACATGTCTTCATATACCATTACAGTAACAGGTTCATATTTGTTTCCCCAATGAATTGCTGATTCTGTATTCATATGTCTATAATCTACACCATTAACATCTAATGGTTTACACTTTTCATAAATTAAACTATTTACCACAGCCTCGCTTCCAAATACCTTATATAAATTACTCGCAGTGATTAAATTATAACGCATTTCATACCATTCTTTCGACTTTTGTTTCGGCAATTCGATACTTTGTAAATACTCTATTTGTTGTTTTAATGAAATGAATTCTTGTTCTGTCTTTTGGTTTGCCATTGCCGTAAAAGAAATAGATCGTTTGGGAACAGTAGATGCTTCCATATAGGATTCCATCACTTGTTCTACAAATTCTCCCACCAACTCGTAATCGCCTTCGTCATCTTCACATAAATCCATCGACAAAAATGAAATGAATGTTGATTCTGTAATTGAATCCAGCATTGTTTTATAAAACACAGGAGACGCAAGTTGCAATATATTTTCTTGAATATAATCGTCACAAGATTGATAAATCATATTTATAGTTTCGATATGATCCTCGTCATTCAATTCAAAACCAATGGAATCATCTATGACTGATTCTACAGAATCTATTGATTTATCGATAGATTCTGTTTCTGTTGATTCATAAATATATTCTTCGTCCATTTCTTTATATTGTAAAATTATTTCTATATCGTTTTACACATTTTCTCATTTAATCAGCTCATGAAATGGGCTAAATTGAGTGAGCAAGGTACGCTGGAAACGTTACGTTGCGCATTTTCAATGCGAAATGGTGTGTGAATTATTCAGTGTGCGAATATAATCTACTCCTATATTTATTAACCTTTCTCTTTCATCGCCATTATTAAATGCTTTAAACATATTCGAAAAAGAACATGATTCCGTATCTAATAAATATTCTAATTTTATAGTTTTTAATGTCGGCATCATGACAATGTTCTCACAAATTTTACTAACAATTGTAATAATATAGTCTAACATATTTGATTCAGTATTTATATCTGTGTCTGTATTAGATAGTATTGCAGATCTTGCTATTCCCAACACTTCATTCGGGTCCGCGCCATTATTTAAACATTCATTTACAGGGTAATTTGCTAAAAACCCACCGTCACAATAAACCTTACCGTCTTTAAAAAATGGTGTCATTATAACGGGCAATGAACTAGAACAAAACACTGCGTCCATTAATCGCCAGTCTGGATGAGTTTTATGTGAAAAATCCACTAATGTAAACGATAATAATTCAACCGCAATAACATGTATTTCTATACCTGACCACTCAAAAAATTCCTGCATAGTAATATCAATACTTAAATCCTTTCCTGCTAACAATGGTGCAAACATTTCTTCAATAACTTTTACGGTATAAATTCCTCGATTTGTTATAGAATCTAATATAGTAAACATATCATATTTGAAAATATGATGCCATGGCCGATTTATAATATAATTATCGAGAACATCAATATCATACTTTAGTGCAAGCATACATGCTATAATTGCTCCAACCGATGTTCCATAAATTGTTTGAATGTTCTCTATATTCCATATTTTTTGTATTTCACTTTCTTTTAAAGCACCATAATAGGTTAATCCTGCGGTTGCTCCGCCAGATATTACAAGATGTTTATATATATGATTTTTGTTTGAGTCTTCCTCTTCCATTATAATAAATTACGTAGAATTATTCTAAGTTTTTTTCTTTTTAGAATATAAAATCGAGAACCTAGAACAATGTCCTGTTTTTTATACGTAAATGACGAAGAAAGTGCACGTAAAATTAACATCGACGAGTTGTATGAAAAAAACCAACAACGTGATCTAAAACAACTTTCTATATTTAATAAAATATTAAATCGGGTTCATATGCGAATTAAATCAACCGCGCGCAACAAACGTGTCGATAAACATATTTGGTTTACGGTTCCAGAATTTATATTTGGAGAACCTATATATGATCAAGGCGATTGCATAGCTCATTTAGTAGTTAAATTAGAAGAAAATGGTTTCCATGTACGATATATTCATCCAAATACATTATTTATATCTTGGGATAATTGGATACCTTCTTATGTCCGTAGCGAATTTAAAAAACAAACTGGCAAATCAATTGATGAGAAAGGTAATATTATTGAAAAACAAGATGATGAAGATCCTAATGATAAAGGATCAACTGATAAACAAATTACACAAAAGAATGGTAAAACATATACTGCTATTAATTCCTATAAACCCACTGGCAATTTAGTATATAACCCTGAAATGTTTGAGAAAATAGAGAAAAAGGTTACGTTTCAAAATTAGTAGGTTTTTGTATATCTACATCATTCGTCATTTCATTGTCATAATCATAACTACCTCTATGGATATACCTTTTCTTTTCTTTTGCATACATATGCGGCAACTTTAAACTATGCGCTAAGTAATATATTAATAAAATAGAGAACCTACCATAAATTGAACTTGGTAATGCTGGCAAAACAAAACCCACAAATTCTATTGTATAGAAAAATGCCTGTTTATAATTCATTATGTAAAAATAACGAAAAATCTTTTATGTTTTTTCATCAATAAAACATAAAATAGATATATATGACAATTATTGAACTTACAAAAACAGAATATCAAAAGTTATTCAATTTAGCCAATCGAATCGCATCTAATCCGTCACAAAATCCCGATATTTTTTGTAAAGAATGTTCTAGGTTCTCGAAATATATTCCAAAACGTCTTCAAACTATTGTCAATGAGTTCGTGGAACATGGGTCATCGACTGGGTTTCTTCTAATTAAAAACTGTAAAATAGAGAACCTAGAACAAACTCCACAAAATAATTAACAAAAAATAGGGGGAAACTACTGTATTATCTAAAATTCAAGCAAATTTTTAATATTCACTCCATTTTTTGGTATTGTGCGAATTTAATTGTAACAATTGTGCAGCATTATCTTTCCAAAATTTAACCTTTGCGTTTAATTCTTTATCTGCTTCACTCGTTGGAACAATAAATTGTTGTTCACGATTCATTCTTGCCAAATCATCCGCACTTGGTTTTGGTTTTTTACCAAAACAATTTACACCAAATTCCACATAAGGGTTCTCAATATAACCACCATTTATACCTGGGCGCCCACAATCATTCTCATGCCCCTTTACTTTCTGCAATTTTTTCCATGTTTCTTTTTGTGTTGGAAAAAGCGCCATTTGACCTTCACTCCATCCATAATTACACCATTCCCCACCATCGTTATACGATTCTTCTATTTGATCATACGTGGCTAATTTTGCACCATACGCTTGACATATGGCTTGTGCATCATCATATGTATATAAATTATTATCTACGTTAAATACTTCATTTTGATCGTCTTGAACAAACGCACGATTCTTTACCGCTTTATCAACTACAAGTGGCTTATCGGGTATTTTTATTTCAGCTGCTTTATCAACAATAGAAACGCCCAAAAAATATTTGAAAAAAGAAACAAATAAAATAATAATAAGAAGTACCCAAATTATAGTTTCAATAAAAGAAATAAAAATAGGTTTTGTTTCTCTTGCCATAGGTATCCTGAATAAGTAAACAACAAAATAAAATAATGCCAACATAATACCAACGGTAAATATAGAAGTTTTGTCATCAACAAATTCGGAAGCGCTTTCATAAGCGTCTGTAAAAACACTTTCCTTTTGTGTTTCATTATAAGAAAATAAAAATGTTCCAAAAATAATTAATAAAATTACCAAGAATATTATATCTATCGTTCTACTCAATCTTAGTTCAAAACTAGAAGAATTTGTTCCATTATTAAAAAAATAACCTAATATGAAATACGCCACTAGATATATTCCTAAAAACACAATTATAAACATTAAATTTGTTTTATTAAAAATAGAAGCCAAAAAATCACTAGTTTCATCATTTGTTTTTGTGTCTGCCATTTATTATATATCTACTATATTATAATAAGTTATTTTTTTTACGATAAAAAAGGCAGTATGCCGTCGGTGTAACAATTGTTTTTGGATCTTCGACTACATTTACTGTTGTATCATTGCAATGCAACCATATATTCTCTGCATTCTTTACAAATGCCGTATAATGACCTCCCATAACTCCTCCCATATGATTACATACACCAAATAAATCATATTTAAAGGAAGATTTCTTATATCCTCTTGCAAATTTGGATAAATCTAAATCTTCTAGTGGAAAATCTACAAGAGCATTTATTTTTTGTGTACCATCTGGCGAAAATCGTTTCATAGATATAACCATTATATTTGGAAAATTCCAAAACGTGATTTGTTTATTCACATCCTCCTTTTTACCAGTGGTTTCGTTAAACCATGCATTATCTCCTTCCAATACTTCTGTTTTTGTAAATAATTCAAAACATCCATATAAATTCGTTGCCATACGATTTCCATCTATTACTGGCAAATCCAAAATAAAATAACTTTCTGGTTTCATACTATGTACAGTTTTACCATTTTTTGATGTTATTTCCGATACATAAATTCCATAAAACATTGCCATAATCTCCGAGTATTCTTGCGAATATGTTTTTTGCAACATTTCATAACATTTTAATGCCATATTATCTACTCCGTTCTCAGCATTTCCATTTACTCTCATTGTCACTCCTCTACAAATGCTATTATGAATACAATCCATAAAGAATAATAAAAATTCAGGCATATCATTTTGTACCCATCCCGTAAATATATCCCGACCCTTTATTTTTGCTATTTTATGTACATTATGTACAAACTTATTGGGACTAACTACACCATTACCACTCCACATCACATCTCGCAAATCATTCCATTCTATTAAAATATTAGAATCTGGTAAATCCTGTTTTAGGAAACGTTCATATGTCTTTGAATCTAAAAAATGGTTTAATTCATACGCATGATTGAGAACCTGCATACAAGAATTTAAAAAACAGGTATTTCCTAGATTTTCTAATCCTGTTTTTCCCTTGTTTGAATACTTTGATAAGTCCATTTTTAAATTTTAAAATATATAAATATATAAACAATTGTTTTTATATCGTATTGACAAATGGATAATACCAGATTTGATGATGAATTACAAAGAATTTTCGATGAAATGATGCATAGTTATTTAAGACCCTCTAATTTTGCTTCCTTTTATCGTCGAAACACTAGAAATGAAATACCACACAACAACGACACTGCCTATTTAGAGAACATGCGAATAATAAACATGTTGAATGAAGTAATGAATTCATATAATTCCAACATTTATCAATATCAAAACAACATGCAATCCCTTTTTTCTATCGTACAAACTATGATACAACAACGCGAACCGCCACGAAATATTTTTACGCATCCTCGTACAAATACTATTCCTATTCCAAATCTTAGTCGAAGCACAAATACTGCTCCACGCGCGCGTCAAAATAATCAAAACTTTCGTGATCTGCCTTCGCAGTTATTTACTTATTTAATTTATCCATTGGCTGGCGATTTATCTGGCAATTTTAACAGAACGAACCCTTTTCGAGATGTTTTGGTAACGCCCACACAAGTTCAAATTAATAATGCTACTACTAATTTTTTATATTCTAGTGCATTGCAATTAAATAATACAAGTTGCCCAATTACGCTAGAAGATTTTCAACAAGGAGATAATGTGCGACAAATTCGCCATTGTGGTCATACTTTTGGAGAACATGCCATTCAAAATTGGTTTCGTCAAAATGTACGTTGTCCAGTATGTAGATATGATATTCGAGATTATGTCGCAGTGACGCCAGACATTGAATCTGGAATTCCTATTGCAGCAGATTCATCCTCGAATTCTCTTCCTAGATCTTCATCCTTACAAAATATTGAATCATTAATTATAAGAAATATTAGTCAATCTTTAAATTCAATATTAAATAATGCTATGTTTACAGATACATCCAATAGTCTTATGTATGAATTTGAATTCCCAATTCATGCAATAGATTCTAGTGAAAATTCGTTAGACATTGATCCTGTTGATTAATGTTTAGACAAATGTATATAATATTTTTTGTAAGAATATTATATAGGATTTTATATAATGAGTGAATTAGTTGGAAGAGGAAGAATGGAAGAAGCTGGTGGTGGTGGCGCTAGTTATCGTGATCGTAGTCGTAGTCGAGATAGAGTCGAACCTTTAAAAAAGAATTTAGCTTTGATTTATCCTGGATCATATTCACCAGTGTCAGGTGCACACCAAGAAGTCTTTTCTAAATTTATAGATTGGGGAAAAAACAAAGGATATGAATATGTAACTATTTATGTTATTCCTGGAAATCATTTTTACGTAAAAGATTCTGTTACAAAAGGAAAGGGAAGTCCAACTTACTTAACAGAACAAGTTAGAAAAAACTTTTTGCAAAAAGCAGCAGATTTAGTAAACGCTAAACAAACTGGAAAAGGTGCGGTTGTTATATCCGATTTAGAATTTAAATACGGAAGAGGAGAAATCGTCGAAGGCAAAAAAGAACAAGCACTAAGTGTCGGTGAATTAGTTGAAAATTGTGACACATGGTTAGGAATTAATCCAGCGATTACTGATAAAATGTTAGTTCTAGGTGGAGATAATGCTGATGAGCAATACCCTGGGTGGGCGAAGCCAGGTGAAGCATTAATTTTTATAAAACATATTGTTGTTTCAAGAGGCACAAGAAAAACAGAAGCTGAAAAGGCCGATATAATGATACCATGTTATTATCTTCCAAAAAACGATGGAGCATATATTAAAAAAAGATATGCCGATGTAATTGAAGAAAGAAATAGAATGTATAGAGCATTAGGTGGCAAGTTTTCTGGTTTTGATATGACAAGTGAAATGGAAAAAATGGAGCGCGTTGTATTTACTGTTCCTGAAATAAGTTCTTCATTAATTAGAAAAATTATTGGAATTGATACTTCTGGTTTAAGTGTTGAAGATATTGACATGATAATAAAAATTATGACGCAATTAAAAAGTAACAATCCAGAATTGCCAACAATAAATAATGCGGGTGATATTGAGACACATAAGGCTGCAATTATAACAGCATTTTCTCCTATACCTCTCGAAGACTTAATAGAAGGTTATCGCATAAGCGCGATTGATGATGCCACACCAGCACCGATGGCCATAGGTGGAAAATCAAGACGCCGTCAGCGCAATTCTAAAAAAAATAAAAATAAAAGAAAATCGCGCAAAAACAAACGATCCAAAAAACACTAAACAATCTACTTTGACAGTACAGGTGCAAAGAAACTCGTAATTGCCTGCATCTTATTCTTCTGTTGATTAATCTGTGTCAAAATTTTATCAAACAATAAAACCTTGACTTTCGTCGCACAATATTTCTCCTTCTGTTTCATAAATACCTCCAAATCTGGATACTCCTCCTCCAATTTAACAATATCTTTTTGATATGCCTTAATTGCTGATCGTTTATTCTGTAATTCCCAAATCTGTTCCAGAGCTAGACCAAACAACTGCTGAATCGGCTTCATCAATTGATTCGTTACATAAAAGTCATAGTCCAGGGGCAATTTGTTTTCTATAATATATTCAGGCGTTTCAATTTTATCGCCCTGCAAAACGCCACGACTATCATTCACAATATGTACAAATTTCATACGATCGCCTGGTTTAGGTTTATTTCCAGCATCACGCTTTCCAATTCGATCCGCCAAAACTTTGTGTGCAATTTGATTCGGGTTCTTATAATATCCACGCAACTGCTTTGTAATCGTGAGTTTATCCATAGGAATCTTACCTTTCACCAGATCCACCAACGACGACTCCAAATAATCTGTGGCACTTTTAATACCATTTTCATTTTTCGTATCCATCAAAATCTTCAAAATACCACCATAAACATCCTTTAAATAATCACAAGAATCACGACGTTTCAGTGCGAGACCCATGAATTTCAACTTCCCCTTATTAGGATCCGTCTCATAAAGCATACCTACATAACGCTTTTTAGACAACAAAATAAAGGGCATCATAGTTTTCTCATAACTCAAAGCCATCGGTGGCTTCAAATAACTTGTGCACAAATCTGCAACCTCTTGTGCTAATTCAATGGTTGCTTCTAGTGCTGGTTTTCCACGAATCTTTTCACCTGTCTCTGGATCCTCCAAATTAAATGTAAAGAAGTCACTGTCCGTATCTCCATATATGCAGCAAGCATTTGTTCTAACTTTTTTACCTGACTGCATAAGATGAATACTATTATCTCCATAGACTTCCTCAATAATTCGTTTAGCATACATAATCATCATACGACCCGTTGCGGTCGTTGACGCAGCCACATCCTTTTCATAGAATTGCGATGTTCTAGAACCACATTGGCCATACAACGAATTCGCCGTGACCTTATACGCATTTTGCCTTTTGTCTAATATATTCTGCATAAATGGATCCTTTTCGGTTTTAATCATTTTACGCGTATTTGCGCGGGCTTTCAACAATTCCTCCAAAATCGATGGCATAACGCCCTTTTTATTATCTGGGAATTGCGCCCAACGACATACTAGGCGCCCAACCTTAGTTTTTACTGCGCGCGATGTGGGTTTCTTGCGAATATAATCATATGTATCAAATTCCATATCAATGTAATAATAATCAGGTAAATTATCATATACGAATTCACCCTTTGAATTACGTTCACCCATCACCTTTATCAAATTGCCCGTCAAATCATATTCTTTCGACCAGACCTTACTATCGTGTGAGAAGTTTTGACTAATCATAGACGAAGGATAGAGCGAAGAATAATCTACACAGGCTACTGGATTGTCCATATACATTGCACATTTTGGAGGCAATACGATCGCTCCCTCAAACCCCTCTTCCGTTTTGGTCTTTTCTAGATCTGGCATCACAATATCCTTTTCGCGACACTTTTTCGCTACATAACTAGTAAGCTTTATTCCTTGGCCACGGAATATCAAAAAGCTAATTGGCACACTACAGATATTAGCCATCTCAATAAATCCAGTCAATACATCGATCTTATTCATCAAATGATGAACCAGGTTACAATCCTGAATACAGTATTTCGCGACAATTGCGCGATCTGCTGCTGATCCACCCGACAATCTAAAAATATCCTTATGATTTATATCGTCCTTTGCCATCCCCCACTTAATCGGTTTTGCTCGATCAATTGTTTCATGACCACCGATAACAATAATATTATACGCCTTTTTGGTTTCCACACCCTTTACCATTTCAGTGATTTCCACGTTTCGCCGAATATCGATAACCTTGAACTTCTTACCATCTTTATAATAATCCGCGGTAAATCCTACAAATCCAATGCGAATATAGTCTCCCACATTAAGACCCATTAAATTCTGGCTATATAATTCAGTAACTGGACTGGTGACACCATCACGACCGCTCGAATCTTCGCCCAAAACTACATTTGTAATATTGTCGCTGATCAAATCCCCCGCGATATCATCGAGTTTATAGGAACTAAAATTAAAATTCTCTTTTCTAAAATATGCATACAAATCGATCTGCAGTCGTCCTGTCATTTTAAAATATCTCATATCGAATTCACCACTTGCGATCTTTAGTTTATTAACTTCTAGATGCAATTCTGTGGGGTCGTCGTAGCTAAAGGTAGCAGCTAATTCATCTATTTTACGAGATAACAGCAAAAACTCTTTGTCGCATTCGTTTTCTTGGGCGCGCCGAAATAAGAATTCATTATCAAAACCAAATGTATTGAAACCAATAATTATATCAGGATTTTCACGGTTTATAATTTCGGTCCATTTCAATAGCAGGTCACGCTCTGTTGCTATAGATTCGATTTCGACACCATCGACTGGATCACATGTATCTAAAACTAAACAATGATTCAAATAAGGCTCCTTTTCACCTGATCTTAAAAAGGTTGATCCAATAAATGTTACTTTATCGCCTTCCAATCTGGGGAAAAGGCGCGTCAAAACCTCATTGGAAATATTCACCTTTTCATCTCGTTCGTACGAATCATTCATCAAAACGTCCATAATTGTATCTGTTTTTTTGGTTTTAGGTTTCCTTTGCCAATTTCCATACGACACTGTACCATCACCATCACCATGACCATCGCCATCATCACCACCATCTTCGGTTCCCTTCGTGTTTTCAGGAGAGAAATTCTTCATCTGTTCAAACATAGTATCGATTTTCAAAATCTGGGAATTATCTTCCTCTTTATTGGCCTTTTTCGCATTTTCTAGAGATTCGTTCAAAAGCGTCGAAATTAAATTCTTTACCTTTTGTTTATTCGGCATATTCTTTGGATAGACCAAATCGATATCTTCAAATCGATCATAACCAAATGCTGATAATATCAATTTCGAGACGAGCGACTTTAGCTTTTCAATATCTGTAATTATTTTCGATTGTTTTAAAAATGCATCTACCATTTGCTGTGCAAACCGCTTATAGGATTTAATTGCTAATGGGAAATCTCCGTGACTACTATTTGCCTCAATATCAAAACTACATATTTTGTATGGAACGCGCGTCTCCTTTTCTGGTTGTGCGATAAGCTCTTTTAAAGGAATAATATATTCATATTTACAAGTCGTTGTTTGAATGCTTGTTTTAATAGCACGATTCAATTTGAAACTTACCCAGCCCGATGGGCTAATATTATGAATATGGAAATATCGCAAAAGAGGCGGAATGTTACTTTCATATAATTCCAGTTCGATACCTTTAAATACATAATTTGTTTTTACACGTTCACCGTGACCACTAGTTGCACCACCAATAGCAGTTGCGCCACCATCTGTTGAAGCTGGATCCTTTTTATAAGAATACCACAAATTTGCTACTTTTTTCATAACGCCGCTGTTTTTAAAAGTGATTTTGATAAATCTATCCTTTTTTCCCGCAGAAAATCCATAGAGTTTTTGGGAGTCAACTAGTTCACATTCCAAAACCGAATCTCTCAATCGTTTATCAATCTTGCTTTTTAGTTCATTGACACATTCAAACATGTCACTCTTCGTCCACGATTTGCCGACTTTAATATAAAAGAAGGGCAGGAAATCCTGGATGTAAAGGCAACATGTTTCACCTCGCTCGTTGATACCAAACATCTGGATCACAAATTGATTTTCGTCGGTTTTTGATACAAATCGTTTACCATCATTCGATCCAGTTTCACTGCTACTGTCGCTACACGATCCATCTTTGGGAGAATCATCCAATGTACGGAATTCAAATAAACGAAAGGATTTTACTATGACAGGCTTTATTTTTTTCTTGGATTCCATGTTATTTTAATAAGTTGAATTGTGTTTGTATCACTTTGATAAATTATCAAAGTGATGCCAATTTTTTATGTTTTATCCATTTTATTGACATATAAGCTAGAAACAATCTTTATGTTTATTGGTGAAAAATAATAAGTTTTATAAATATATAAATGTTTTCCAGCTTTAATAAATTTGGATCTTTAGTTACTATAAATGCGAAAGTAATTATTACTGGCACTAGCACCAATATATGGTTACAATTAGGTTCTACATCATATAATGGAACCAATGGAACTATTAATGCTGTTTTATCTGATTATTCTAACAATTGTATTTATGTTGGTGGTACATTTACTACTGTTCAAGACACATCTAATGTTGCAGCTTTATCTGCTAAATACATTGCAAAATGGGATATTAAGAATAATGTTTGGAGACAATTTGGATCTGGATCTACTAATGGAACAAATGCACTGGTAAATGCACTAGAATTGGATTCTTCGAATAATCAACTCTACGTTGGAGGAAGTTTCACAACGGTTCAAGATACAACAAATACTGTCGCATTATCTGCAAAGTATGTAGCAAGATGGGATATTTCAAACAATATTTGGAGACAACTTGGATCTGGATCTACTAATGGAACAAATAATGCGGTAAATGCACTTGCACTGGATTCTTCAAATTCGCAACTCTATGTTGGAGGAACGTTTACTACAGTACAAGACATTTCTAATACAGTAGCATTATCTACAAATCGCGTAGCAAGGTGGGATATTTCGACTAACGTCTGGAGGCAACTTGGAAACACTACTTATAACGGCACAAATAGCACCATAAACGCACTAGCTTTAGATTCTTCAAATTTACAACTTTATGTTGGTGGTGCATTTACTACTGCAAGTGATACTGTTAATTCAAAAACTAGACAATATATAGCGTCTTATAATTATGCGACAAATGTAATAGATTCTTTATCAAGCACAGGAATTTCATATACAAATGGATCTACTTCTGCTAATATATTCGATTACAAAAACAATTGCATTTACGTGGGTGGTACATTTACAATAGTATATGATTCATCAAATGTAAACGGATTAGCTGCGAATAATATTGCAAAATGGGACATTTCGAATAATGTTTGGAGACAACTCGGCAATACTACAAATAATGGTGCAAATTCAACAGTTCAAGCATTTGCATTGGATTCTTCTAATAATCAACTCTACGTCGGTGGAAATTTTACAACTGTTCGAGACACAACAAACACTGGTGGATTATCCGCTAAATATTTTGCAAGGTGGGATATTTCAAATAATATTTGGAAACAACTCGGCAATACTACATACAATGGAGGAAACGGGCAGATATATTCAATGGTATTGGATTCATCAAATCAGCAACTATACGCAGTGGGCGGATTTAATTCCGTATCAGACCCGTCAAATACGTCTTTGAGTGCAAAATATGTAGTAAGGTGGGATATTTCTTTTAATTGTTGGAGAACATTGGGCACATCTACAAGCAATGGTTTAGAAAGTTCTGCCACGGCATTAGCACTCGATCATTTAAATATGCAACTCTACGTTCTTGGTAACTTTATAAGTGTTAACGACGCAACAAATACCACTGCATTATCAGCAAAATATATAGCAAGATGGGATATTTCAAATAATATATGGAGACAATTAGGTAGTAATGCTTCTAATGGAGTGAATGCTGCTAGCGGTAGTAACGGAGGGATAGTTTTTGATTCAGCTCGCAATATGCTGTATGTAGGAGGAGCTTTTACTATAGCTTATGATTCATATAATACAAACGGTTTAACAGTAAATAGAATAGCTAAGTGGGATATTTCAAATAATATTTGGTCACAGTTTGGTAATAACGCATACAGTGGAGTGAATGGTGCTATATATACAATAGCATATGATTCATCTAATTCACAACTTTATATTGGTGGCAATACTACTAGTTTTAATGATCCAAATAGTAAAAGCATTATAGTAAGCAGCTCTGTGGGAAGATGGGATATTATTAATAATTCTTGGAATTTGTTAGGAATATCAGCAACACGTGGCGTTGGAGGAAATGTGTTAGGATTAACATGGAATCCTTATACATTAACTCTTTACATTAGTGGTTCATTTTCAACAGTTAATTCCATTATAACATTCGCCAATAGAATTGTAAGGTGGGATATTTCTAATAATGTTTGGAAACAACTTGGAGGTCCTTTTTATAATGGAACAAATGGCACAGTGAAAGCGTTAAATGTATTTCCTTCAACAAATAAACTCTATGTTGGTGGAGATTTCACCAGTGTACAAGACACTACAAATATAAATAGTTTACCTGCAAATTATGTAGCTGAATGGGACATTTCGAAAAGCATTTGGAATGTATTCGGCAATAATACATATAATGGCACAACATCCACAGTAAACGCATTCGCGATTGATAATTCAAATGGACAACTCTATGTTGGTGGTGCATTTACAAATGCATACGACACCACCAGTATAGATTTATTTTCAAAATATATATTTTCTTATAATTATTCTACAAACACTATGAATACGATATCTACAAATGGATTTGGATTTACAAACGGAACAGTATTAACATCATTAATGGATTATTCAAATAATTGTATTTATGTAGGCGGAACATTCACTTCAGTTTATGATTCAACAAATGTGAATGGATTGCCTGCGAATAATATCGCAATATGGGATCTTTCGAATAATGTTTGGGAACTATTTGGAAATACTATATATAATGGAACAAGCAACACTGTAAATGCTTTAGCTTTAGATTCTTCAAATAATCAACTCTATATTGGCGGAGCGTTTTTTAATGTTAGAAGTTCAAATAATAATATAACGGCAAATTACATTGCTAGATGGGACATTTCTAATAATATTTGGAAACAACTGGGAAATACTTATTATAACGGAACAAGCAACACAGTGAATGCGTTAGCTTTAGATCCATCAAATATGCAACTCTATGTAGGTGGTTCATTTACATCAGTTCAAGATACCATAAACATTGGCGGTTTAACTGCTTATTATGCCGCTATATGGGATATTTCTAATAATATTTGGAAACAAATAGGAAAAGGAATGACAAATGGAACGAGTGCCGCCGTAAATGCATTGGCCTTTGATTCTTCAAATACACAGCTTTATGTTGGTGGAACATTTACTACTGCTAGTGACGCTTCAAACACATTATTTACGCAATATATTGGCTCTTATAATTATTTGACGAATCTAATGAGTAATATAGCAACTTCTGGCTCTGGATTTACAAACGGAACTGTTATGGCAACGAAAATTGATTATTTGAATAATTGTATTTATGTTGGAGGAACTTTTACGATTGTTTATGATTTATCAAATATAAGTGGATTATTTGCAAATAATATTGCAAGATGGGATATTTCAAATAATGTTTGGAGACAATTCGGTAATTCTCTATACAATGGAACGAATGGCACAGTGAATTCGTTGGAATTAGATTCTTTTAATAATCAACTCTATGTTGGAGGAAGTTTCACAAAGGTACAAGATACAACAAATATAGTAGCATTATCTACAAAATATGTCGCAATGTGGGATCTTTCGAGTAACGTCTGGAGGCAACTTGGTTACACAAATACCAATGGCATTAATTCTTCGTATAATGGAACTAGTGGAATTGTCTACGGATTGGCATTAGATATATCAAATTCGCTATTATACATTGGTGGTAATTTTAATTATGTATACGATTCGATTAATATAAATGGTTTAAAAACAAACAATTTAGCAGTATGGAATATTGCCTATAATTCTTGGAAAAAAATGCAACCTACTTATCTCAATGGAACTAGTGGAACAGTGCAGGCCTTGATTTTAGATTCGTCTAATTCGCAGCTTTATGTTGGTGGTTCGTTCACAACAATTATTGGCACAAATACTTCTGCGTTAAACATAGCTTCTTATGATTATTCATCAAATATAATAAGTAATATAGCAACAAGTGGTTATGGTGTAACAAACCACACTGTGAATGCGACTGTAATTGATTATTCTAATAATTGCATTTATGTTGGTGGCAATTTTACAAAGGTCTATGATTTATCAAATTCAAACGGATTAAATGCATATGGAATTGCAAAATGGGATATTTCAAAAAATGTTTGGAACACAGTTGGCGGAACTGGCAATTTTAATGGGGTTGGTGGTCATGTAAATTCACTAATTTTTGATAATTCAAATAATTTATATGTTGTTGGAAATTTTGCTTCAATAAATTATCCAGGATCATCTATTTGTAGTTATAATTTTTATAAGAACGAAATGACGCCTATATTTAAAAATGGAATGTGTAGAATAAGAGGAAATGTTTATGCAATTGCAAAAGATTATAAACGAAATTTATATTACATTGGTGGAACTTTTGTTAATAGTTCTGTCGCGGATTCTAATAGCTTAGATATTACCGCAATTGATTATTTGGCAACATGGGACATTTCTAATAATTCGTGGAAACCCTTTAATACATATGGTTCGCCAAGCGGAAATGTTAACGCATTAGTAATGGATTATAAAAATGATATTATTTACGTAGGTGGTTCATTTACTACTGTAACTGATTATACTGGCTCAATTAATTCAAAATATGTCGTAAAATACGATCTCGTAAATAATACGTGGAAACCTCTTGGTAGTACTACATATAATGGAACAAACGCTTCAGTAAATACATTAGCTTTAGATTCTTCAAATAATCAACTCTATGTTGGTGGAACTTTTACAACAGTACAAGATACTACAAACATAACAGCTTTAACTGCTAATTATGTTGCAAGATGGGATGTTTCAAACAATATTTGGAAACAATTTGGAAACACCACGTCTAATGGAACTAACGCGGCAGTTAATGCATTAACATTTGATTCTTCCAATAATCAACTCTACGTTGGTGGAACTTTTACAACAGTACGAGATGTATCAAACAATACTTCATTATCTGCTAAATATGTGGCAAGATGGGATATTTCGAATAACGTTTGGAGACAACTTGGATCTGGCACCAATAATGGAACAAATACAACAGTAAGAGCATTAACATTTGATTCTTCCAATA